AGGGGGCAAGTGCAGCGGGCCCTTTACGCCTCCGAAGAAGGAACCTCTCACAATGCGTAATCAGATCCTCACCGCGCTGGCTTTGCTGGCGCTCTCCACGGTCGCCAACGCGGGCAACGACAACGGCCCGACGTTCTTTGGCGACACCACGAACAACAACCAGACCTACAACCAGCCCACCGCGCACGGCGGTGCTGGCGGCAACGCCAGCTCGATCGCGACGGGTGGTAACGCCACCGGCGGTAACGCTGCGGCTACCGGCGGCAGCGTCGGTGACATCCGCAACACCAACACCGCGCTGGGCGGTGCCGGCGGTGCGGTGGTCGGCTCGGGCAACTCGGACAACACCAACGTGAACACGGCGTTCGGTGGGCAGGGCGGTCAGGGTGGCCGCGGCGGTGACGGCGGCAACGCCGTGCAGGGCCAGCAGCAGGGCCAAGGCCAGCTGCAGGGCCAGCAGCAGTCGAACGTCGGCATCAACGGCCAGTCGCAGGGCCAGAGCACCGATGTCGACACCCGCACCAGCACGAGCACTGCGCAGGGCCAGTCGCAGGACGCGTCCTCGCAGAACGCCAACGACAACCGCTCCAGCGCTGCAGGCAACAGCACCAGCGTCGGCGGCCAGTCGGTGTCGTACTCCAGCACCTACGTCGCCCGCCGCAATGCGGCGTCGAGTGCGTACGCCCCGGCGGTGTACCCGACGGCCTCGTGCCAGAAGGGCATCAGCGTCGGTATCTCGGGCCTGATCGCCGGCCTGTCGGCGGGTGGTTCCATCACCGACACCGACTGCCGGATCGTCGTGCTGGGCCAGAATCTCGCTTCGCTGGGTGACCGCCAGTCGGCGTGCGAGACGTTCAAGGCCACGGCGGCCTACACGGACGCCATCGCGGCGAACCCGAAGCTGGCGCAGGTGCTCCGCTGCGAGGCCCTGATCGATCTGGTGGAAGTCGAGATCGAGCAGCCGCAGGCCGTGACCCCGGCGCAGAAGGCGCAGGAAGCCGGCTCGAAGTTCAAGTACCACACCGTGATCGAGAACGGCCGCAAGCTGTGATGCTTGACTCCTGATGGCGTCGCTGTAATGTCGCACTGCCGGGGTTAAACCCGGCAGTGTTTTGGAGACCACCCTTGCCATGCCAACCCTTTCCCGTACGTGGACTGGTGAGCGGCGAGGGTGGTTTCCAAAGCACTAAAACGTTTTAGTCTCGGGGGAGACACAACATGGACTTCGCTGCATCCCTTCGCTATATCGCGCAGGAGAATCCCGAGCTGCTTGCCGACATGCAAGCGCTCGTCGCTGCGTGCCCCGCCGAGCGGGAACGCCTCAACCGCATCTTCGTTGCGATCGGCCTGATTAAAGGCCAGTGCGTCGAGAAGCGCAACGCGGCGATGAACCTGATCGGCTTCCGCGGCACTGGCTTCAACGGCGAGTTCACCAAGTCGCAGACGCTGCGACAACCCCCCGATGTAATGATCCGTCGCCTCTGCCAGATCGCAGAAGTGGCGCACGAATATGCCGGTGACCCGGCTTTCCTAGACGCCTTGGAGGCGCGCAATGGCTGAAGTCACCATCAATGACCTGATCGGCAAGGTGCTGGTCGGTGTCGACTTCGATCCGCAGGTGCAGGAAGCCAAGCGCGTGGTGTTCCACTGCATGACGGGTGAGCGTTACGAGATGCTGCACCATCAAGACTGCTGCGAGTGCGTCGAGCTGCACGACATCTGCGGCGACATCGCCGACCTGCATGGCCTCGTGATCGACGCACGGGAAGAGCCGGGCGAGAGCAAGAAGGAAGGCGAAGAGGGCGACTACGAGTCGTGCACGTGGACGTTCTATGTCATCCAGACCGAGAAGGGCGCGGTGACGCTGCGCTGGCTCGGCGTGTCGAATGGCTACTACAGCGAAGGCGTTGACTTCCAACGCTGCTGATCAGGAGAGTGTCATGGCTGAGAAACAACCCAGTGCATACGTTGTGAGCCGGTACGCCCTGCCCACCCCGCGGAACAACTTCCACATCGGCGACAACATTCCGGTCAAGGTGTACGACACCCGCCGCAAAGCCCGTGCCTACGAGCAGCTGATGTCCAAGCGCTCGAAGACGTACGGCTACGTCGTCCACCGCGTGAAGCAGGGCTGAGCCGTGAAGCGCGCCATCATTGCCGTAACCGCTTTCGCTACCGGCGTAGCGTTCTCTGTTGTAATCGCCGCGATTATGGAGCTAGCAAAATGAGCTACACGAAACTCAAGGACTTCGCCACCTGCATGGTGAACGAGGACGGATCTTACGTGCGGACCACCCCGTCGCCGAAGCAGACGGTGTACATCGAGAAGGTCGGCGACATGCGCATGTTTATCTTCGTGCCGGAGTTCATGGCGAGCGCGCTATTCGGCAGCTGGAAGCCGAAGCAGGCCGGTGTCGAGCTGTCGGTCATGGGTCTGACCAAGCGCAACCGCTACACGAAGGACAAAGAAACCGGACGCATCCTCGCCGGCCGTTCACCCGAGTCGCTGGAGCAGGCATGGCGTGATATGTGCACGGCCTTCAGCCAGCTGGTGACCACGACCACGCTGGAACCGCGCATCGTGATCCGCAATACGCGTGACAACTTCCGAGACCACAGCGCCACCAACAACGAGACGCGGATCAGCTTCGACTTCTACCGCTACCTGCACAACACGCGCGAACCGAAGGACCGGTACGACACCGTCGACCACTACGAGTGGAACGAAGACAACAAACCCGTGCGACGCCGCAGCATGTTCATTCGCGATGAAGACGTGGAGGTGGTGTACGACCCCGTGCTGTGGGAGCGGCTGTGCCTGCTGCGGGACCAGATGCGTGCGGCGAGCAAGCAGCTCGACTCGCTCATCAAGAACAAGTCCATCGTGGAGCGCCTGCTGTCCGGCAAGTCGCCCCTCATGCTGGAGGCCAAGTAAGTGTCGCTGGTGATCGTCGACTTCGAGACGTTCTATGGGCCGGGTTACGGGCTGAAGGAACTGACGACTGAAGAGTACGTTCGTGACCATCGCTTCCAAGTGATTGGTGTGAGCCTCAAGGTCGACGATCATCCAGCGAAGTGGTACAGCGGGTCGCACGAATACATCAAGTCGGTGCTGGCTCAGATCCCGTGGGATCGCGTGGTGATGGCGGCGCATAACGCACGCTTCGACGCGACGATCCTGAACTGGATCTTCGGCTTCAAGCCCAAGAAGTACCTGTGCACCATGCAGATGGCGCGCGGCCTCGTCGGTCTCGACACCTCCTGCTCGCTGGAGAATCTGGGCAAGTATTTCCAGCTCCAGCGGCAGAAGGGGCACGAGGTGGTGAAGGCGTACGGCAAGCGGCTCGAAGACTTCAACGCCTACGAGCTGGCCGAGTACGGCGCCTACTGCGAGAACGATTCGGAGATGTGCCGCGAGCTGGTCGACATCCTGCTGCCCTGCACGCTGCAGTCGGAAGTGATGCTGCAGGACTGGACGATCCGCAGCTATGTCGAGCCGAAGCTGGTGCTCAACGAGAAGGTGCTGACGGACGAGCTGGCGGCGTATCAGGTGCGCAAGGGCCAGCTGCTGGCGGCGTGTGGTGTCAACAACGTGGAGGATCTGCGATCGGACGACACGCTGGCCGAGCTGCTGGTCAGCATCGGCTGCGCTCCGCCGATGAAGTTCTCGCCCAAGCGCAAGGATCCAGTGACGGGCGAGCCGCTGGAGGTGTACGCGTTCGCCAAGAGCGACCCCGAGTTCTTCGACTTGTTGGATGACCCGGACGAGCGCGTAGCGGCACTGGTCGAAGCGCGTCTGGGCCTGAAGACGTCGATCGTGGAGTCGCGCCTGCTCCGCCTCATTGGTATCGCGCGCCGTGGCCCGATGCCGATGCCGGTTGTGTATGCAGGCGCGACTCCCACCCGGCGCTGGGCAGGCGACGAGAAGATCAACGTACAGAACTTCCCGCGCAGTAAGCCGGCGCGCAACCCGGACCGGTCTATCATCCTCGACGCGAAGGGCAAGCCGGTGATCACGCCCTCGCCGCTGCGCAAGGCGATCTGCGCCCCGCCGGGCAAGAAGATGGCGGCCGCGGATCTCTCACAGATCGAGCTGCGCGTGAACTGCTGGCACTCCGGGCAGCGCGACATCCTCGACGCCTTGGCCGGTGGCGGCGACACGTACAGCGACATGGCCACGGTGGCGTTCGGGTTCCACGTCAACAAGCACGACCACCCCAACGAACGCTTCGTCGGCAAGACCGCCACGCTGGGCTGCGGTTACCAGTGCGGCAGCAGGAAGTTCCAGACCATGCTGCGCGTGGACTCGCGCAAGTACGACATCGCGCTGGACGACGAGTCGTTCGAGTTCGCCGATCGCGTGGTGAAAGCGTTCCGCGCGAAGAACACGAAGATCGTGGACTTCTGGTATCGCGCTGCCGACGCGTTGCCGCTGATCGCCTACGGACAGGACGGCCACATCGGCCCGTACGAGATCCGCGATCGGAAGATCTGGCTGCCCAACGGCAGCTACCTGTACTACCCCGACCTGCGCTACACGGAGAAGGAAGGCGAGAACGAGCAGGGGTGCGAGTGGACCTACCTGCGCATGTTCAAGCGCAACAAGATCCGCAAGAAGATCTATGGCGGGTTGCTCACCGAGAACATCACGCAGGCAGTGGCTCGCCTGTTCGTGTCGGACGCCATGCTGCGATTGGAGTCGGTGAAGTACAACGACGGCCGGCAGGTGTTCGATATCGTGTTCACCGTGCACGATGAAATCGTCGTGCTGTTCGATGAAGGCCTCGACGAAGACTGGGTGCGCGCCACGCTCAAGTGGGCGATGACGACGAACCCGATCTGGGCCCCTGACCTGCCGCTCGCCTGCGACATCGGCATCGGCTACAACTACGCGGAGTGCAAGTAATGCCACGTCCCATCATTGCATGGAGCTACAGCGGTTTGACGAACTTCGAGGGCTGCCCGCGGCGGTTCTGGGCGACGAAGATCGGCAAGGTGGTGAGCGACGTCAACCAGTACAACCTCAAGGGCGACGAAGAGCACCAGTCGCTGCAGCTGCGCCTGACACACAACATGCCGCTGCACCGGAACCTCGCGCCGCTCGAACCCCTGATGCAGAAGCTCGCCGCCGCGCCGGGCCAGCAGTACGTGGAGCGCAAGCTCACGCTGCGGCAGGACTACGTGCCGTGCCGCGGTGACGACTGGAACAACGCGTGGGTTCGCGGCGCAGCGGACTGGGTGAAGATCTACAACGTCAATGGCATCTACATCGACTGGAAGTCGGGCAAGCCCCGCAACGACTTCGAGGACCAGATCAACCTCACCGCGCTCCTGCTGTTCGAGCACTTCCCCGCATTGCAGACCCTCAAGGGCTCGATGCTGTACTACCGCCACAACAAGCTCACGCCGCCCCACACCGTCACCCGCGCCGACGCACCGCTCCTGTGGAACGGCTACATCTCCCGGGTGAAGGAACTGGAGCAAGCGAAGATCAACGACAACTGGCCGACGAACCCGTCGCCGCTGTGTGGCTGGTGCCCGTACAAGGCCTGCCCGTTCAACAAGATGGACGAACGCCTCGCTACCGAGGCGCAAGGCCTGAAGTGGAAGTTCTCTCAATAACTCGCCCACAGGGGGCTTAGCATGGAAACCGCAATCCGCCGCTTCACCGCATTCCGCCGCAACCTCTCCGAGCGTGGCTCGCATACCGAAGCACAACGCAATGCCGACGACCAACCGCAGTACGAGGGCGTCGTGTTTTCCAGTGGCCGTTGTGTCATCCAGTGGCTGACCAGCGCGAAGTCAATCGCGATCTTCGATACGTTGGAGCAGATGCTGCAGATCCACGGCCACCCGGAGTACGGCACCGAGATCCTGTGGCACGACGAGCACATGCCGCTGGAGTGGGAGAAGATGCTGGTCGCGCACGCCGAGAAGCGGCAGGCCGAGTTCCACCACGCGGATATGTCCGACGTGACGCTGCGCGAAGAGCGCGATGCGGACGGCCACCTCATGCAGCTGCAGCTGGTGCTGCCGGCCAGCAACGAGACGCTGGAGTACATCTACCCGGTGGCGCTGCCATGAGTACCGAACGCGAGGGCGCCGAGATCACGCTGGAGATGATGGGCGATATCCTCGAACAGCGGATCATTTCAGCACTGATGGACCGGTTGTCACTGCGCCTCACGGTTCGGCAGCATACCCAATCTACTCTGACGCTACGGGCCGAGCTTGTGGACACGCGTACGGACAGGCAGGTGATGTCGAGTGAGGTACCGCTCTCGATCGTACCGGATCAGTGGCGCGTGCCTCGACTGGCATCGACGTTTAGCCAATGACCAAGAAGACGCCCGAAGACAAGGCCAAGGATGAGGTGAAGGCCGTCATCAAGGAAGTGTGCGCGGCGCGCGGGCTGAAGTACCGCATCGACTGGCACGCCGGCAGCGCGTTCGAGTCGACGCTGGATGGCACGGGGGTGATCGCCGGTCACCCCTTCATCTGCGAGATCAAGCGGTTCGACGAGAACGAGCAACCCACCGCACGCCAGAAGATCCACATGCAGGACTACAACGATGCCGGCGCTAAAGTGTTCGACCTGATCGATCGCACCGCGCTGCACGCCCTACGCTATTGGCTGGAAACGCTGGAACCCCGAGAGCCCCACGACCCATGAACACGATGACTAAGCCCGAAACCGAGAAGCTGCCGGAGTTCACTATCGTGGCCGGCGCAGAGTGGGAAGTCGAAGCAGTCGTAAACGCACACCTTCGCGAAGGCTGGGCACTACATGGCGGAATGTCTGTTGTCTCAGTTGTTGGTAACTACGACGTGCCTGCTGTTCGTTGCATTCAGCCGATGATCCGCGCGCAGACCGGCGGGGCCACGCCAGACGCCGCGCCCGATGCGGTGGAGTGGCAGGACATTCTGCGCGACATTTGCGAGTCGCCAGTGGCTGATCCAGACCACACCAACACGATCTGCATCGACCGCGACTTCCTGCAATCCATTCTGGAATCGCATCTCGCCCACGCCCGCAGCGCTGGAGGGGAAGGGTGAAAGCAATCCCGTACCGTGGCCACCTGATCATCCCGGCGGACAACCGCGTCGCCGTGATGATCCCGCACGCCAAGCCGTTCGTGTCCGAAGGGCAGCAGCTCATGCTGGTGCCGCACGGTGTGGACGAGACGGCGCTGCTGCGTAACCTCGACTACGACGTGCGCCCGCCGGTCATGCTGCAGTACGACTGGCCGTCGCCGCTGGGCAAGCCGCCGTTCGACGCACAGAAGCAAACCACGGCCCTGATCACCTCGAACCGCCGCAGTTACGTGCTCAACGGTCTGGGCACTGGCAAGACGCGCGCAGCGCTGTACGCCTACGACTACCTGCGCAAGTCGCAGCTCAGCCGCGCCGGCAAGCTGCTGGTCACCGCACCGCTGTCGACGCTGCGCCAGACGTGGGCGAAGGAAATGCTCATGGTGTTCCCCGAGATGAAGTACGAGGTGCTGCACGGGAGCAAGGCCAAGCGCGTGAAGCTGCTCGACAGCGACGCCGACGTGTTCATCATCAACCACGATGGCGTGGAGGTGATCATCAACGAGCTGATGGAGCGCAAGGACAAGTTCGGCATGGTGGTGCTCGACGAGCTGTCCGTTTACAAGAACGCACGCACCGAGCTGTTCAAGAAGACGTATCGCTTCGTGTCCGAGATCGACCGGGTGACGGGGCTCACCGCAACGCCGATGCCGCAGGCAGCGACCGACGCGTACGGGCAGCTGAAGATGCTCACGCCGGCGGCGCTGAAGGGCATGCCGTTCGGACGGTTCCGCGAGATGATGATGAAGAAGGTCTCGCAGTTCCGCTGGATCAACCAACGCGATGCGGTCGAGCGCGTGCACCAGCTCATGCAGCCGAGCGTGCGCTTCACCCGCGACGACTGCTACGACATCCCGCCGTGCCAGACCATGACGGTCGAGGCGCAGCTGACGCCGCAGCAAACGAAGTGGTTCCAGCAGATGGCAGCCGAGAGCGCGATCCCGGACCACAACGTGGTGGCGGTGAACGCGGCGGACGAGATCAACAAGCTGCTGCAGATCGCGCTGGGTGTGGTCTACGACCGCGACCACAACGTGATCACGCTGGGCTGCCCGAGCCGCCTTGCCGAGATGGACAACATCATCGAGCAGTCCGACAGCAAGGTGATCATCCTCACGCCGTACAAGCACACGCTGGCCATGCTGGTCGAGCACGTGCGCAAGCGCTGGACGGCCGAGTTCATCTCCGGCGACGTAACCCCCACGGCCCGCGAGAAGATCTTTACCGCGTTTATGCACGCTCCGGACCCCCACGTCCTGATCGCCCACCCGGACACGATGTCGCACGGCTTGACTCTTACCGAAGCCAGCACGATCATCTGGTTCGGCCCCCCTCAATCGCTCGAAACCTACGAGCAGGCGAACGGCCGGATCACCCGAGCAGGGCAGCGCTACAGTCAGCTGATCGTGCATCTCATCGCAACGAAGCTGGAAGCCGAGATCTTCAAACTGCTCGAACGCCGCGCGATCACCCAGCAGTCGCTGCTGGATATGTTCGAGTCGCAGGACAAAGGTGATCTGCTGTGAAGCGGCGCTACACCGATGCAGACATTCTCCGCATCCGTAAGGCCCGCGGCACGCACAAGGAAATCGCTGCACGGGAAGGGTGTAGTCCGTCCTATGTAACGATGGTCAAAACCCGGCAACGCCGGGGCAAAGTCAAACAGAAGCGCCAGCGCACCGGTGCTCCTAACCGCTTCGCTCCGCGGCCTAACCGCCGCAAGTTTCCGGACGAGGTGATCACAGCTGTTCGCAGTGCCGTAGGAAAGGTGAAAGCAATCGCTCTGCAGTGGGGCATGAGCGAGTCGTACGCTTCCGAGATCCGCAACAAACAACGCCGCCAAAGGTAACCTCTCATGACTATTCGAGCATTCGAGTACGAACCGCTGCCCTCCGCAGCACCGCCTGCACCTCTGCCCAACGCGAACGAACTCACCGACAAGTATCGCGAGCTGCGCGATCGCAAGTCCGCGATCGAGCTGCAGATGAAGTCTGCAATGAAGCCGCTGACCGAAGAGATGGTCCGCATCGAAGGTGAGTTGATGAACCTGCTCAACGCCACCGGCGCGCAGAACATCAACACGCCCAGCGGCACGGCCTACAAGTCCGAGACCCGCCGCTACTCCGTCGACGACCCGCACATCCTGAAGGAATGGGCGGAAGCCAACGGCCGCTCCGACATCTTCGAGAACCGTGTCTCGAAGGAAGCAATGGACGCCTTCATCGAAGCCCACGGCACGCTGCCGCCGGGTGTCAAGCTGTCCACGTTCGTCACCGTCAACATCCGCGCAAGCAAGTAACCGAGGCTCATCATGTCCGACAACGCCATTGCCCTGCTCCAGCAGGGTGCCAGCCAACTCCCCGCCGCAATCCGCGCTCAGATGGAGTCGATGACTTCCAGCGAGCTGCAGGCCAATGTCGGCGCCAGCTTCGCCGTGATGTCGATCAAGGGCAAGTCCTTCTCGATCAAGTTCGGCGGCCAGACCACCCTGCTCGTGATGGAAGCCGGCGGCCAGCAGTACCCCGCCCAGTTCTTCGACTGCGTGATCCCGATTGCGAAGGCCGAGCTGTCGAAGACGTGGTACAAGGGCACCTACTCCGAAGGCGACGACGGCCAGCCCGACTGCTATTCCGAGGACGGCATCCACCCGCTCGCACCGATGCAGCAGCGCCCGCTCGTGAACGGCTCGCCGTGCATCGACTGCCGCGTCTGCCCGAACAACATCTTCGGCTCGAAGGTCTCCGACAACGGCTCGCGCGGCAAGGCGTGCAGCGACACCCGCAAGGTGCTCGTGCTACCGATCGACAGCCGCACCGGCCTGCTCGACGCGCACAACGTCAAGTTCGGCGGCCCCATGCTGCTGCGCATCCCGCCGGCCAGCCTGCGCGTGCTGGGCGACTACGACGCGAAGCTCAACCATATGGGCGCCAGCTACATCGGTGTCGTGACGCGCATCGAGTTCGACCCGACCGTGGCGTTCCCGAAGCTGGTGTTCAAGGCGCTGCGCTACCTGAGCGACGCCGAAGCCGCCGACGTGCTCGAAGTGCGCAACGGCCTGCAGGCTCGCCAGATCCTCGAATCTGGCCAGACCGGCGCAGCCCCGCAGGCCCCGGACCCGTCCGTCGCTCAGCTCACCGGGCCGATGCCGGTCGCCCAGCCCGCCCCGACGAACGTGGTGCCGATCCACGCCGCTCCGCAGCCGGCGCCGGTGGCCGTGGCCAACCCCACGCCCGTCGCGCCTGCGCCCGCTCCCACGCCCGTTGCTCCCGCTCCGGTGGCCGCTGCTCCCGCGCCTGTTGCTCCCGTTCCGGCGCCTGTTGCTCCGCCGGTCCCGGTCGCTGCACCCGTCGCCCCGGCGTTCCCGCCGGCGGGCTGGCAGGCGCACCCGACCGCGCCGGGCTACTTCCACGACGGGGTACAGGCCATCAGCGAGGCCGAGCTGCGGCTGCGCATGCAGGCCGCGGCAGCCCCGGCCGCACCGCCGGTGCCCGCGATCCCTGCCGCTGCCGTAGCGGCCGCTCCGGCGCCCTCTGACGCCGTGGCGGTCACCCCGCAGATGATGGCCTCCGTGGACAACATGCTCGCCGGCCTGCAGTGACTGGTGGGGGCGGCGGCGCGGGTGCCCGCCGCCCCTTTAGTTCGCTACGTCACGCGGGGGAGCAATGTCTACCGAGAACTTTCTAAATGCGGTGCTGCCCACACAGGGGCATCGTTTCAGCCTAGTCAACTTCGGCAAGCAGGGCGATCCTGACTTCCGTCCGGTGCAGCGCCAGTTCCTGCCCGGTGACACGGTGAACCTCATCGAGCACGCGCAGTGGGGCTCGCGCCAAGGCGGCAACTCCTTCTTCGCCGTGGGCGGCTTCAACATCGGCTTCAACGAGAAGGGCAACCCTGCGCGCTTCGCTGAGCTGGCCGTATGGCATCGTTGCCTGCGGCTGGATCTCGACTGCGGCGCGGCGAAGGCGGTGAAGGGCGAGGGCTACCTCGACAAGCGCACGGCGCTGCTCGCGATCCTGTCGTTCTGCCAGCGCTTCGCCCTGCCGACCCCGTGGCTCGTCGACTCCGGCGGCGGCGTGCACGTGTACTGGGCGTTCGACCGCGACGTGTCGCTGCAGGACTGGCTGCCGATGGCGCAGCGCCTGCAGGCGGCCTGCGACGCGGCCGGCGTGATCGCTGACAGCACGACGACGTGCGACGCGGCGCGCGTGCTGCGCGTCCCGGAGACGATCAACCACAAGCCCGAGCTGGCCAAGCCCGTCGTGCGCGTGATGCAGGAGGGCCACAGCGTCGCGCCCGAGACGATCGTGGCCAACTTCCCGGCGGTGGCCCCGGCGATCGCGGGGCGCATGCCGAACGTGCTGCGCAGCCGCGGCAGCGAACTGCAGGCGAACCTGCACCAGCCATACTTCATGCGTGAGCTGCTGCGGCAGTGCCCCGGCATGCGTGCAATGCTGGCCAACGGTGGCGCCAGCGCGAGCGAGCCGCTGTGGAAGCTGGCGCTGGATCTGGTCAACAAGTCCGACAACGACGAGGACCAGAAGTGGGAGGTGGCCAAGGCTATCTCCAAGGGCCACTCGTCCTACGACGAAGGCGCGCTGTCCGCGAAGTGGAGCCAGACGCAAGCGCAGGACTACCACCCCCCGACCTGCAATCGCCTCGCCGGTGCCGGCATGCGCGAGTGCAAGTCGTGCCCCCTACAGGGCAAGATCTCGTCACCGCTGGTGCTGGGCCGTCCGGTCCTCGAAGCGCCGCGTGACGAGATCGCGCCCGCCCCCATGTCGCCGGCGGCGACGGTTGCGGACCACCCGCCCGCAGTTGCTGCCGTTCCCCTCCCCCCGGAAGCGCCCCAGCCGCCGGCGACACCCTCTGTCCTGCCCCCGCCGGTGCCGGCGTTCGTCCAGCAGATCCAGATCTTCGAGATCTCGAACATCTCGAAGGTGAAGATCATCGACGGCCGCCTCACCAGTCGACTGCTCGTGGCCAACGGCGTGCCGATGCAGGTGAAGGACAGCCAGCCCGACGCCAACGGCGTGCGCACCCAGTACAACCAGCGGTTTTTCGACTACAAATTGCTCAGCGTCGAGCGCATGCTCGACCACAGCGCGCAACGTGGCGCTACGGTCCTGACGTTCGAGCGCCCGAAGGACGGCCCGGTTGAAGTGGAGTTCGACTCCAAGGACTTCGCCGAGCCGCGCAACTTCTACCTGAAGATGCACGACGCCGGCCTGTACGCGCCCCGCAAAGACGTCACCGAGTTCGTGGAAAAGTTTATGACCGAATTCCTCGCCGCCCTACAGAAGTCACGCGCCGCCTCGCAGATCTCCGGCCGCTGCGGCTGGACGGAGGACATGAAGTCGTTCGTGCTGGGCAACGTGATCTATAACGACGATGGCACCAGCCAGCACATCCGCACCGCTGTCGCGCCGGGCGAGATGGACGGCTATCACGCTGCCGGCGATGCCGCCGCGTGGCGTGCCGCCTTCGACATCGCGTTGTCCGGCGGCGTCGACCGGCAGTGCGTGCTCGCCCTGTCGATCGCCGGTCCGCTGATGGTGTTCACCGGCCTCGACGGCGTGTTGCTCAACGCCTACTCGCCCGAGTCGGGCGTGGGCAAGTCGACGCTGTGCGACGCCGCCCTGTCGATCTGGGGGGCGCCGAACGTGCTGCGCAAGGACTTCCGCGACACGGCGAACGCGACGTTCAAACTGGCCAGCGTCATGGGCAACATGCCGATGGTGATCGACGAGTTCACCAACGTCGAAGGCAAGGCCCTGTCGGATTACGTCTACACCATCACGCAGGGCCGCGAGAAGCACCGCCTCGGCAGCGACGCGCGCCTGAACCAGAACGCGCAGCGCTGGTGCCTTGCCGCGATCGCGACGTCGAACAACTCGGTGCACGAGAAGCTGCAGGACTACCGCCGCGACGCGACGGCCGAAGCGGCACGCGTGTTCGAGCTGCGCTTGCACCCGCTCGTGCTCACCGACGAGCAGCTGGCCATCAACAAGGACCGGCTGGGCGCGCTGCGCAGCAGCTACGGGTTCATGGGGCCGGCGCTGGTGAAGCTGTTCATGGGTCACCCGCCCGCGGTGTGGCGTGCGCTGGTGATGAAGAAGATCCAAGAGTGGGACCGCCGCGCCAGCCAGTCCGCCGGCGATCGCTTCCGCTCCGCGACGTGCGCGCTGATGGAGATCGGTGCATCGCTGGGTGCATCGCTGGGCTACGCGTTCGACCCCGCCGCCGTCACCGAGCTGCTGGCGTCGCACTGGAACAAGCAGGTCGACGAGTTCGAGGCCGAGCGCCTGCGCCCGGTCGACTTCGTGAACGGGTTCGTGCTGGAGCACCTGTCGGATCTCGCGCAGATCTCCACCGACTCGAAGAGCGGCGCGACCAACTGGCTCAACAGTCAGCAGATGCGCAAGGTGGTGGGCGAGACGCGCGGTGCGATCGTCAACGGCCAGTTCCGCCCCACCACCGTGATGATCCCGCTGAACCACCTGCGCGAGTACGTGAAGGACAAGCACGGCAACTACAAGGCCGTGATCGAGTGGCTGTCGAAGGCGAGCATCGTCTCGCGCATCGGCATGCTGGGTTACCTGTCCGGCACGAACTCCCAGATCCAAACCCAAGCCGTTGAGCTGCAGTGGAACGGCGTCATGGGGCTCCCGTCACTGCAGGCCGTCGACCCACCCTCTCAGGAGAACGTAGCATGAGTACCGAAACCCCCCGCCTTACTCCCTTCGATGCCGTCAAGTCGCTCGACTCCATTGAAGGCGTGAAGTCCTTCATCAACGACATCGCCGAATCCGACAGCAAGGCTGTGCTGCTGCAGGGTCTCCAGACCGCTGCGCTCGCGCTGCGCCCGCACTGCGACCCCGACGACTTCCGACTGATCGTGCCGGCCGAAGCGCTGGCCGCGATCCAGTCCATCCCCCCGCTCGACATCGCCGAGTACCCGCCGGAGCTGCACGCCGTTGCGGCGTCGACCCCCGATGCGATGTTCAGCGTGCTCGTGCAGCTGCGCAACACCACGCAGCAGGAGATCCTGAAGGCGCTGGGGTTCTACCTCCCATGCAACTGTGGCGTTGAAACGCGTCACGAGCCCTTCGCCGAAGGCGTGTGCGCGCTGAACGACCAGCTCGAACTCACGATCGCCGCGGCCGGCAACGCGCCGGACATGGTGGTCGAACTCTGCCCGGAGGACGACGATGAAGTGGCTCGCTAATCTGTTCGCCCCCGCGCCCGAGGCCGCGCCCGAGGCCGCGCAGCTGTCGCCGTACGGGCGGCAGATCCTCGCCTCGATGTCGATGACGCCGGACGAGTGGTCGCTCGGCGAGGACGTGGCCAGCCATCCGACGTTCGGTGGGTTCAGGCACACCACCAGCGGGTGGCAGCCGAAGGTACCGACCACGTTTGCCACCGGCGACGTAAAGGCAGACAAGAAGTACCGCCGGTTCAATCGCTACGATCGTGCAGCGATCGCGCAGCGCATCGACGCCATGCTGGAAAGCGAGCTGATCATCGAGACGTCGAAAACGGAGCAGTCTCACGCCGCGCTGGGGCCTATCGCCCAGCGCGTGGGAGCAGCTTTGGGCATGGGGCCACCGACTGCCCCGCCTCTCAAGGCTACGGAGCTACGCGCAAAGATGCAGGAAACCGCGGAGCGGATCGCGCAGGCCCAGCAGCGAATGGACAAGCCTCAGGAGGCTATGCTGATGGATCGCATGAAGCTGCTGGCGGACGAAATTGTGATCGTCGAGGCCCAAGATGCGCACCTGCAGCAGCGCGCCATGTACGACCAGATGCTCTCGATGAATGCGATCGCCCAAACCTTCGGGTTGAAGCAGAACTACTAGCAGTGCTACGCTGGCCCCGTCACGTTTGAGAGGACGTGGCGGCGATCTCTCCCCTGAGAGCCCCGAAGGCCCGGTGCCCCCCTGCACCGGGCCTTCACTTTTTACTGGCCCAGCAGTTTCTTGACCGCGGCCTCGTCCTTGCGCAGCCCGCCGCCCTCGCGATCGCGCTTGGCTTCCTTCGCCTTCGCGATCTGGTCCTGCGAGATCCGGAACGGCCGCGGCGCGTTGGCGTTGAACTCGCGGATCTCGTCGGCCACGTCCTCGCCAGTACGCGCCGCCTGCATCAGCCGGCGGCGTTCGTTGATGATCCGCGCGCTGGTCTGCTTCAGCTCGGTGCGATCGCTGTAGGCGCGGCTGGTGGCCAGCGGGGTCAGGCCCAGCGTGTTGATCGCGAGGTTCCCCCATCCCAGCTCGCTCGGCGGCACGAACGTGTCGCCATCCTTGTCGACGATGCCCTCGCGTGCCCACTTCATCGAGCGCGCCACCGAGCGTGCCGCGGCCGGCAGCCCGTTCACCGCGCTGCTGAAGTCGCCGTTTGCTGCAGCAGCGGTACCGGCCACCACGCGCTTGGCGTTGGAGTACGGTGCGCCCAGTCCGTAGATCACCCACTTGTCCATCGTCTGGCCAGCGTTGTCGCCTTCCTTGATGTTGGCGAAGCGGCTGTCGGCCAGCACGGGGATGCCGATGCGATCGCTCATGTCCACGCCCAGCACCGCCGGCAGGCCCTTCTCGGCGACGGTGCCGCCGTATTCGCCGAAGGTGTCCTGCAGCAGATCCTTGAGCAGCTGTTCGCCCGACTTCCAGTCGTCCTCATCGTCCGGTGACATCGCCGCGAACGCGAGCAGCGCCATCTTCGCCAGCCACGCTGCAGGCCCGAGCCCCGCTGCACCCGCCGCGGCTGCGTGCGTGGCCATCAGGTAGGCGAACGTGCGACGTCCCTGCTTGCGTTCCTCCGGGGTCTTGCCGCGCATCGCCAGCGCTGCGTTGCGGGCGAACAGCGCGTACATGCCCTGCATGTAGAGCTTGAACTGCAGGATGACGTTGAGCCCCAGCTTGTTGAACGCGAGGGGGCGATTCATCCGCGAGTAGTCGAGCTGGGTGTCCGCCACCATGTCGTCGGCGAACTGCTGCAGCAGCGTCTCGTCGGTCGGATCCACGATGCGCTCGTCCTTGGCCAGACGGTAGGCGGCGAGCGCGGTGGTGACGCGGTTCATCGCCTCCACCTGCTGCGGGAAGGCCATGCCCATGCGCTGCAGGTTCGACCACTTCTGCGACGCCGTGCCCGACGCCATCGCATCCTCCAGCGACGACAGCCAGCTGAAGTCGAGCGTGCCGCGCTCCAGCAGCGACTTCAGCATCTTCTTCTCGCTGTCGGTCTTGCCGAAGCGCTCGACGATATCCTCCGCCGTCTCCTGCAGGGTCTGCTCGTTGCCCTTCTTGCCCATCAGGCCCTTGGTCTCGTTGATGAAGTCCGAGAACCCGCGCTTGGTGAAGAACGGCAGTGCGCCGGCGTATGCGTCCTTCATGTACTTCGCCGCCTTGGCCATGCCGATCGACTGCCCGCCGGGCGTGGTGAGCCCCGCGATCGTCGGCAGCGCCACCGTCCACGGCTGCAGCGAGTTGGTGAGCACGTACGCCGGGTTGAAGCCCAGCGAGTACAGCGAGCTGGCTTCGGTGATCGTGTTCATCACCCGGTTGCCCACGTTGTCCGCCATGCGCGCGGCGATCGCCTTCTGGTTGGACGCCAGCGAGTTGAGCACGCGTGCGGTGGGCTCGTACGTCTTCGCCTTCTCCCACGCCGCCTGCCAGTTCTTGTTGATCTGGGCGCCGTGCTCCACCGCGCTGTAGTGGTGCGCAGCGCCTTGGTACCGGTGGGCGTACGCACGCAGCATCTGCTTGCTGGCGCCGAACACGTTCTGGCGCGGCAGCAGCGACTGGCGGTAGTTGTTCTCCGGCAGCGACTCGATCGCCAGACGCTCCAGCACCGCGGCGATCTCGGGGTCGAGCTTGTTATCCGACACCAGCGTGCGCACCTCCTGCATGAACTCCGGCGATGCACGGCGCGTGTCGGCGTAGTCGTCACGGTTGCCGGTCGGGTTGGAGATGATCGGCGACTTCTCTCCGTCCTCGCCTTCCGGCATCGCCTCGCCCGCCTCGTCGAAGTCGACGTTGTTGGCCATGTAGTGCTCGCGCACCTCCGACTCGATGTCGGCGCGGGCAGCGTGCGCCGCGGCCGCCGACTCGAAGAAGTACACGCCCTTCTGGAACACACGCACGAGGTACTTGCCTTCGGGCGTGCGCTCGACGCGGATGGACGCGCCGGGGTTGAGCGCGCGCTGGTTGCGCATCTCGTCCCGCGCTTCGGTCTTGGTGTCGAAGAACTCGCCGCCTTCCTTGCCGCCCTGCCCGACATAGAACGCCGGCAGCTGCACGGTCACGCGCCAGTCGCCGAAGCGCATCAGCGGGAAGTACGGGCCCTCGCGCATCTCCGCCTGCTGGTGCTTGATGCGCTTGATGATCTGGTCCTTGGCCTTGTCGCTGAAGTTGGCCGTGGACACGTTCTCGATCATCTTCTCCAGCGTCTTCTCGTGCAGGCTGGTGAACGCGTTGCGCAGGCCGGCGTAGATCTCCGCCGTCTTCGGGTCGGCCTTCACCATCGCGGTGTACAGGTCAGCCACGCCGGTGTAGCGCTTCTGCTGCACCGTCACCACGTCCTGCGAGCCCCGCAGCAGGTGCGCGTTCGCCTTGTCGGTGATCGGCAGCTCCGGGTGCACCTTGAAGTGCGTGGACTGGTACATCACCTTCTCCAGCGTGGTGCGCACGCGCGCATCGAGCTGGTTGGCCTGCTCCATCCACTTCGAGCCGTCCTCCATCGTCGCCTTGGCGGTCTTCGCCTTCAGCTGCTGGTTGCGCACCCAGCCCGACAGTGCCGGGCCGAGGGGCGTGTCGCGGTACTGACGCTCGATCTGGCGAAGCGTCATCAGCGACAGGCCGAAGCGCTTGAGCTGTTCGGCCGAACGACTCTTCACCACCGGCTGCATCGCCTCCTGCACATCGGCCATCGTCGCTTCGCCCGACATCATCGAGCGCAGCGGGGCGAGCGCGTTGGTCGCGGTGCGGGCCAGCAGGTTGGTGCCGGCGCGCGCGGCGGGCTCGCTATCATCGGCGAACTCGGCGTGGTCGTAGTTCGTGCCGGGAACGCGCGGCATCTCGCTCAGCACGAGCGTGCCGTTGACCCAGCGGTCGAGCGCTTCGGCCCACGCCGCGTCGGGCTTCGGGGTGCCGGTGACCGCCGCGTAGATCGCGCGCATGACGTCGGCGATCTTCTTGAAGAACTTCTCCACGGCGCCCAGATGCGGGCGGTTCGGGTCCAGCAGGTACAGCGCTGCGTTGCGCGCCGCCCACTCGTGGAAGCTCTCGGCGTACGCGCGGTTCGTCGCCCCACCCTGATACACCGCGCGCTCGATGCCGGGCATGTGGTCCTTCAGGATGTCGTCGACCGAGCGCCCCTGCTGCAGCTTCAGCCACGCGCTGTACGCGCGGTCGATCGCACGCTGGGTGCGCGGGTCGGCGCGGCCGAACAGCTCGGTGCTGACCATGTGGCCGTACTCGTGCGCCAGCACCTCGATCGCAGCGCCCTCGAACTTGAAGCGCGGCCAGTCGACGGCGAGCACGTAGTTCGTGGTCTTGTTCGCCGCGTCCGTCTGGCGGATGAACTTGCCGTTCGGGATGCGGCCGTTCTTGAACGCACCGGGGAAGTAGCGCATCGCGTCCTTCACCGACATCACCGTCACCGGCGCGGAGAACTTGTTGCCGCCCTTCTCGAACTGGCGCACCCAGTCGTTGACGAGCCCCTTCACCGCTGCAGGGATCTCGCCCAGCTCGGTGGCGTGCGGCTGCTTGTCCTGCGACTCGTGGTCGGCCATGTCCGGGATGCGCGAGCCGATGGTGTCGTTCTCGGCGCGGCGGATGGCGTGCGCCACCTCCGTGGCACCGCGCATGACCTGCTTGGCCACCGTCGAGTCTTGGATGCGCTGGTACGTCGACTGCAGCGTGGCTTCGAGCTGCGCGTCGGTCTGGCCGGCGATCACCTTCAGGATCTGCTTGCCCTGCAGCTCGTTCTCCAGCACGTTGTCGAGCGCCGGCGAGATGGCCGTGATCATCTGGCGTGCGGTGGACTGCGAGGGGAAGTAGCCGCTGGCCAGCTCGGCCTTTGCTTCGGCGCGCATCACCCGCAGGAAACCGCGCGCTTCGCTCACCACCAGCGGCAGGTACGCGATCGGCGACGTCTTCGGGCGCTCGCGCGGTCGACCACGCTCACCCTGCTTGGCGGTGTGCTCCAGTTCGAGCTGGCGCTTGGTGGCCTCGCGCTCGAACGCGGCGCCGTCGGGGGAGTCGGCGACGACGGTGCGCAGCTTGTCCTCCGCGGCCGACACGGCGGCATCGAGCATCGTGTCCATCTGGTCGAACGCGGTAGCGGCCGCTTCCACCTTGGCGCGGTCGACGGCGCTGAGCGTCTGCCCGTCCATCGCCTGACCCACGAGGTAGCGCGCGTCCTCGTCGATCGCCTGCACGCGCAGATCCACCTCTGCGCCCTTCCGCCCCGTGAGGGTGGTCAGGCGCGTCGGCAGCTTGATGCGCTTGTTGTCCTTGCCCCGGACTTCTTCCGGCTTGCGCGTGGTAGCGCGCTCTACCGTATCCGCCGCGGGAAGGGCTGGCGCTTGCGCCGGCTTCTCGGCTCGCGCCATCGCGCGTTCCGCGCGGGTGGAAGTGTCGTTGTCTTTGCGGCCCGGGCGTTCGTCTTCATCCTTCGCCTTTCGCTTGAGCGTCTTCTTCGCGGGGGTGGAGGGTTCCTTCGGCTTGGCCATCGACCGGCGGGCTTGTGCCTTCTCCGGCGTGGTCACCTCCACCTTAGCGCCCTTCGGGGCGAGGCGCTTGACGGCCTTCGTTGCCGCCGGGACGTCGCTGGCCAGCTGCTCGGCTGCCACCGCGCCGGTGGGCGTCTTGGCCTGCACCACCTTCGCACCCTTGCGCAGTGCCTTCGCCTTGGGCTCGCTGTAGCCCACCAGCTTCGCGATCGAGTCGTCGGTCATCCGCTTCATGCGGAACGCCTTCGCCTTGGCCGGGTCGGTGGTGATCAGGGTGCCGACGCCGGCACGGGTGACGCGCTGCGCGCCGGGCGGCAGCTGGCTGGGGATCTGGGCCTCGTTCCCGCTGGCCACGAACACGGCGTCGCGGGCGCTCTCCGGATCCGCCAGCGCGTCGAGCTGGGCGGCGATGTCCTCCGCCGGCTCAGGGGTGCTGGGGCTCACCTGCTGCTCGCTGGTGGCCACCACGGCCTCCGCGGCGGGCGTGGTGACGCCCGGGGCGGCGCCCGCCTTGCCACGGCGCAGGCGCTGCGTCTGCTGCCGGCTGGCCGCTTCCTCCGGGGACATCGGCACCGGGTTCTCGATCGGCGGCGGGGCGACGCCCATCGGGCGATCGCCGGTCGGAGCCACCTCGCCCGGGGGAGCGATCGGCTCGGACACCTCCACGGCGGCCGGAGCGGCAGCGGGCTCCACAGGAGCGGCTACAGGCTCCACGGCGGCGCCCGGCGCTACGCCGGTCGGCTCGCCCTCCTTCGCGGCCTGCCAGCGCTGTTCTGCGTCGGCCAGCGCAGCTTCGAGCCGCTGGATCTCGGCGGCCATCGCCCGGTTCTGCATCGAGCGGCCGCGGTTGCCGCCGCGCTGGTCGAATACGGCGCGGGCGTCGTCGAGCTGGTCTTCGAGATCGAAGATCTCCTGCTCGATCGAACGGGACTCCGGCTGCGGCAACGCCTGCGGGTTTTGTTCGCTCTGTGCGAGGCGGTCCTGCTGGCGCATGGACTGGGCGGCGCGGCGCTCGTTGAGGTTCGGGGCCGGGGGCTCGCCCTGCGGCACGCTGGCCGGCGCTGGGGCCGTGCCGTCGCCGAATGCGGGGCCCTGCAGGCTCGGCTGGCCGGCGAACACCGGGGCCTGTTCCTGCGGCTGTCCGAGGGGCTGGGGGGCGCCCTGACCGTAGCCGCGCTCGTACGCCGGGTTCATGCCCTGCTCGCGCGCCTGCTGTTCGAGCGCGATCAGCTGGCCCAGCAGCTGGCGGGTCTCCGGGCGGGCGGCCGCTTCGTCCGGCGACCAGTCCGGCTTACCGAGGCGCTGGGCGATCACGTCCTCGATCTGGGTGGCGACTTGGTTGTATTCCTCGCCCGCCTGCAGGAGCGTCGACTCGCGCTGCATGGCCTGTCCACGCACGCGCTCGCCGGTCTCGCCCAAACCCCGCAAAGACGGGGGGAGCAGGTCGCGGTCGGGCGTACGCTCGACTTGGAGCACTTCTGCCCGGTTTACCTCCGGGGATCCGTCGATCGACAGGGCGGCGGCGATGTCCGAGTTCTCGATCGGCGCGGCGTTCGAGCGGCTGGCGCCAAACGCGCCGAACAGGCCACCGCCCAGCGCGGCCTGAATGCCCTCGTCGATGTTCGCGTGGGCCATCGGGTCGGCGTTGCCGATGCCTGTGGTCCGCGCGCCGGCGGCCTGACCGAGCATGGTCTCCAGCATTTCCTCCGCGCCTGCGCCTACGCCACCGATCGCCGTGCGCCCCGAGGTGCGTGCGATCGAGCGCCCGATGCCGGTCTTGCGCGCGGCCGCGTCGACGGCGGAGCCCATGATCGCCTTGCGCACGCCCATCCGGGCCAGCAGGTTGCCGGCCAGCTTGCCACCGACCATTGCCTCCGCGGCACCCAGCAGCGATGCCGTGCTGCCCGCTGCGCGTGCGCCTTCGATAGCCACCTGACGGACCGCTTCGTCGTGGTCCATGTTCGGGTTTTCGCTGACGATCTTCCGGTACAGCGGGCTGACCTGTTCGAGCTGGCCGGGCGACATCTTCTGCATCGCGTCGGTCGCGGCGTCGTAGAAGTCCGTCGCCTGCTCGCCGAACGCGGCCAAGCCACCGGTGGCGGCGAGGCCTGCGCCGGTGATCGCACCGGGCAACGCGCCTGCACCGCCGGTGGGCGCACCGCCTGCCACTGCGCCGACGACCACGCCCGGCACCGCACCGACCGCCGTGCCGCCCACGTTGCCCGCCGTCTCGCCGAGCGCGTTGATGAAGCTGTCGATGCCGGAGTACCAGCGGCCGCGCGACGCCTTCAGCTGGCCGATGGACTGTGCGTTCTCATGCTCGCCCTGTGCACGCGACCACGCGTTCGACGGGTCGTCGTTGCCCACCATCGCGTCCATCGCGCTGGCGATCAGGCCGAGCGTCGTCTTGCCGCTGGAGATCGCCTCGCCCCAGAAGTCGCTTTCAGTCGGCACCGCTTCGGTGTCGCTGACCAGCTTCTGGTGGCTGTAGGGGCGGAAGCCCTTCTGCTGCAGCGAGGCCATCGTCTCCGACGACATGCGCGGCAAGGGCTGGCCATCGTCGCTCTTCAGCGTGGCCAGCTGCAGGATCACAGGTGCGGTGATCTTGACCACCTGCCCGTTCGGCAGGGCGATCTCGCCTGTTCGCGCGTTCATGGCGAATTCGGCGGGGCCGAACTCGTCGCTGCCTGTGGTGGCCGGCTGGCGGATCGTCGTGTCGATGCTCGCGGTGCTGCGATCGACACCTTCGCCGTATCGCTGCACGCCTTCGTCGAGGATCCGGTTCGCGTCGTCGAGGCCCACTGACCGACGGATCGGTCCACGCTTCAGGTCGAGGGTCGGATCGTTCCAGACGGCCATGTTTTTAACCTCAGGGGTGGAGCCCCCGAGGGGGCTTTACTGTTGCGAGCGCATGAAGTCTGCCGCAGCGCCATAGCGCTTGTACAGGTCCGCCGCTTCGCGGTCGGTCTGGGCGGTGACTACCTTCCGGCGCAGGGCCTGCGCAGAACCACGGGTATCTTCCGTGGCGCCTTCCATCCGCTCCCGGGCCGTGTCCAGCTCGGCCGCCAGTCGATCGCGCACCGCCTGCTGGGTAGCCGTCAGGTTCGGGCTGCCCACGGCCGGCACGCGCGGATCCACGACACGGCGGGGGCCGCCGCCCTTGAAGTCGGCGTCGAACCGCTCCAGCGCCTGCTTGGCGGCGTCGTAGGTGGCGCGAGCGTCGTCCAGCTGGCCCTTCGCCGCCAGCACGCCCTCGCGCGAGATCCCGCGACGCGGCGCGGTGGCAACGGGCTTGCGGAGCGTGGCGGGGGCCGGACCCTCGTCGCTACCGCCGGCGACCACGTTGCCTCGCGAGGCGTCCATGATCGAGCCGCGCTGGGTGTTGCCCGTCTCGAACTCGGCCATCGCTTGCTGTAGGCGCGGGATGTCGGCCTTCGACAGCGAGTCGCCCGGACGCACGCCCAGACGCGAAGCCACGTAGTTCACGTAGTTGCCCGTGCTGCCCGCCTGATTCGTCGGGTCTGCCTGTGGCGACCACGTGCCCACGATGTCCTGCACGGTGGTGAGCGGCTGGCCGGTCGTCTTGCCGTCCATGTACCGCTCCAGCTGCTGCGCCTGCGCGGCGTTGCCCGCCTCCGGGGTGCGGAAGCGAGCGAAGCGGCCATCGCTTCCGAGGTAGTCCGGGTTGTCCCGGAACTGGCCGCGGTCTTCGATGTTTCCCGGGTTGTTGTTGCGCTCGCCGCGGGAGCCACCGCCGCGCGAGATCCCCGGCGCTGGGCGGCCGCGCTCCTGCGACTCGAACGAGTTCAGCAGTTCGAGCTGCGTGCGGATCGCGTTGGCCTTCGCCTCGTAGTTGCCCTTCGCCATTTCGCGACCGAGCGCGATTACCGTGCGCTGGATGTCGTTGCGGACGGCGCGGTCCATCGCGCTGGCCGGCACGGGCTTGTTGTCTCCCGTAGTGACCACAATGGTACCGCCCGCCTCGCCCTTGCCCGGATCCGCCGCCACGTTGGTCTTGACCACGAAGGTCTCGCCGCCGACGCGCACCATGTACGTGTTCGGCTCGGCGCCGATCTCCTGCAGCTGCCAGCCGCCCGAGCCGCCGGAGTCCCCGCTGCCGATCACCTTCGTGAGCAGTTCCTTCGGCAGATCCGTCGACTCCGACAGCTTCTGGATCGCGGCGATGCGCGCCTCGCTGTACCGCGTGGCGGTCGCGCTGTCGGACTTCTTCGAGTCGGCGATGTTCTGCAGGCGCGTGTTGTACATCGACTGCACCGCTTCACCCGGCTTCTGCGTGAACGAAGCCAGCATCGAGTTCAGCTCTTCGACGTCGCCCGGATCCTGTGGGTTGAGCGAGCCGGTCGCTTTGCCGTTCGTGTAGATGGTCCACACGCCGTCCTCGCCCACCTGCACGTCGGTGTCGCCCAGCTCCGGCACGTTGTTCTTCAGGTTCGCGAACATACCGCGCACGCGATCGGGGCCCGCGACTTGCGGGTTGGTGAAGGCGCGCTGCAGCTGGTCGGCCACCGCAGCGGCCGCCTGCAGGCGGAACGTCGGCGCGGCAGCCTGCTGCGCGTTCGCACCCTGCACGTCGCCGTAGCGCGCGGCCACGCCGGCGAGACCCTGCGCGCCACGCCCCATGTCGTAGGTGCCGTCCGGGTTCATCGCGCCGCTGGTGGCGGCCACCGTGTCGCGCGCGAGCGCTGCGTTCTGGGCGCCCTCGAAGTCGCCGCGCGCGGCCGCGTTGCGCGCAAGGATCCCCTGTCCGCCGCCCACGTCGCCCCTCACCAGCGCCGTCGCGGCTTCGCGCTGGCCCAGCCGGCCGATCTCGTCGCGCAGGTTCGCGCCGTACTGCTGATCGAGCGTCTGGCCTCCCCGGGTCATGATGCCGCGGCGCGTGGCGCCCGAGCGCTCAGCGGCTTCGCGCAGCGCGGTCTCCATCTCCGGCAGGAACGAGTCGATCGGCACCTGCTCGGTGGCAGCGCGCTGCTCGAACTGCTCGCGGATCTTCGCCGCCCGGCGCTGGAAGCGCATCGTGGCGAAGTCCTCGCCGATGGCGCGACCACTCGCGTAGCTGCTGCCCAGCGTCTCGCCCCATGTCTGTGCCATCACGCATTCTCCCGGTGGTACTTGCTCACCATCTTGTCGAAGAACTCGATGCCCTTCGATGCCACGACATCCGCGGGGATGACGTACTCGCCTTCAGCGAGGTACGCGGGCAGCATGTCGCGCGACTGGCGGCGCGGCAGTGCACCGCGTGCACGCTGGGGCCCGCCCTCCGCTGCATACACCGGCGGGGTCTGGCGCTGCATCGGGGCCTGCGGCATGTAGTCCTGCTCGGCCCAGACGTTGCCCGGGTCGTGCGCAGCCGCGTTGTCCACGCCCGCCTGCAGGCGCGCACCCATCGTGATGTTCGGCCCACCTGTTGGTGCGCGCGAGATCGGTGCACGTGCCATCGCGGCCGACGCCTCGCGGCCTGTGCCGCCGACGTCGCCCAGCAGTGCGCTGGCCAGCGGGAAGTCGGCGCGCGAGACCGCCGGGCCACCCTCCGCGCGGCGCACGGGGCCGCCTTCCGCCATCATCATGCCCGCAGCCATGCCGGCGACGGACATGATGTTGCTGAAGTTCTGTTGGCTTTGCTCCTGCCCGGCCTTCCAGCTCGACATCTGGTTCGAGAAGTTGCTGGACATCGTGTTGCCGGCGTTGCCGTAGGCGTTGCCCGCCGCGCCGAGGTTGTTGCTGCCCAGCCCCGCCCACGCCATCGGCGAGCCTGTGAGGTTGGACAGGTTGCCCAGCGCCTGCGAGCGGAAGCCCAGCGCAGTGGAGCCAACGCCGGCGCCGCCCGAGATAGCACCGAGCTGTGCGGCCTGCCCCGCCTGCCCGGCACCGAGTGCTCCCTGACCAGCGGCGCCGGCGCCGGCAAAGCCCTGCGTGGCCTGCGACGGCAGGCCCATACCCATGTTCACCGCATCGGCGCGCAGGGCGCGGCCGCGGTCTTCCACGCTGGTCCGGGCCTGATTCGCGGCCGCAGCCTGCTGCGCAGCGGTGGCCACGTTCTGGGTGTCCAGCAGCGTTGCGCTGCGCAGCTGCGAGGGGTCGAGACCCATCGAGCGCAGGCGACTATCACTGTTCGCGCGCGCAGCTTCGGCGGCGCGCTGGATGTCGACTGTTGCGCGCGACGCTTCGGCCTCGCGGCGCTCGGGCGTGTCGTAGGCGTTGGCCTCCGCGATCATGCGGTCCTGCATCGGCAGGAACGTCTTCTCGTAGCGCTCGCGATCGCGCTTCGCGTAGTCCATCTGCAGGTTCATCGCATCGATCTGCGACTGGCCTACCTGCTGGGCGAACTTCCGCGCTTCCTCGTCCGAGGCGAAGGCCTTGTTCTGGAACTCGAACAGGCGGTCGGCCTGCTGGCGCGCAAGGGCCAGCTCTTCCTTCGCGTTCTCCGACAGGAAGTCGAACTGCTGCTGGGACAGGCCCAGCTGCTGGCGCGCGATCTCGTTGGTCTCCTTCGCGATCGCCATCTGCGCGTTGGAGATCGGGGTGAGATCAGGAGCCTTCGGGGGCGGGCTCTTCTTTCCCATGATGGCGTTCCTCGAAGGCTTCTAAGGTGAGGTTGTAGTGGACGAAACCGTCACGATCCACACCGATGGGGACAGCCCCCAGCTTGCGCGTGACTATAACCGAAGGGAAGTTCAGGGGGTGGACCATGTGCTTGGTCACCCCCCGCTCCCGGAGCCACAGGTGGAGGATCTGGAAGGCCTCCACGGACGCCCGGATCCGCTCCCGGCGGGGCCACGCCGCGATGACGTAGCCGTTGATCAGGGCCATCACGCCCGACTGCCCGACCGGGTACACCTCCAGATCCACGGCGTTCTCATCGAGCCGGTCGATGGTGTCGCCGCGGCGCGCTGCCTCTTCCGACAGCAGCGCATGGAGCCGGTCGAGCAGCTGGCGCTCGTCGTTCACTTCGGCTGACGCGGGCCGCTGTCGCCGTTGCCACCGCCACCGTAGGTCGGCGGCTTGGCGGCCTTCTTGGCGGCGCGGTGCTTGTAGTAGGTATAGGCGCCACCCACGACGAGGGCGAGGACGACGGCGGCAATCACGTAATCAAGGGGGGTCATGGCAGGTTCCTCACAGGTTGTAGAAGAAGGTGACGCTGACGTTGACGTCAACGAACGCACTGGTGGTGCCATCGCTGATGGTGCAGCGATACACGCCAGATCTGGTCTGGTTCCGACCAACGCTGCCGTGGTGGAACAGGTTGCTGGCCGCGCTGGTCGACCAGCCGGTGAATGTGTCACCCGAGATGTGCTGCCAGAAGTAGGTGTAACCGCCGTTGCCGCCACCAGCGATCGCGTCCACCACGTTGGTGGAAATGCCCACCGTCGTCGGGCCAACCGGCGGCGGCGTGTAGTTGAAGGAACCGCTGGCGTTACCCGACTTGCCGGCCGTGACGTTGGTATACCGCGCCGAGCCTGCCAGCTGCGACAGGTGAATGGGCAGGCCTGTTGGTACGTTCGCGTTGATCGGCGTGTTCGGCACGATGCCGGCGCCGCGTCGGAACGCAGACAGCGGCGTGTTGCTCGCCACGAGGTATTCGGCGCACACCTGTGTCAGCGTCGGGTTGGCGGGGACGGTCATCAGGCTTCCTCCGGCGGCGGGGGCGTCTCAGTATACGGCTCGCCATTCCAGCCGAAGGCCCCCGGCTGTGGGAGCTGGGCGATCACTTCCTCGATCGTCGGCACGGTCGGTGGCAACTGGCCGTTGAGGCCGTCGCGCCATGCGTACGCCGCCACCCACACCGCGTCGCGCCAGCGGATGATCGCCTCAGCGTCCGCCTTGAACTCCGGCACGGTGCTGGTCGCGTACGTCGCGCACGACACCACGCTGTCGTAGCCCTTCTGGCGCGCGGTCATGTCCATCCACGCCTGCACGCCCGGAATCACCGCGGCGAGGATCGCCTCGAACGTCAGCCCGGGCGGCGGCAGGGGCGTGTTGCCCGCGGCCAGCCAGTCCTCGTACTCCGCCCACAGGCGGTGTCCGCGCGGGATGGTGGTGTTGGTGTCGACCAGCGTGATCAGGTCGGCATTGGTGGTCAACTGGTAGGTGGTCATAGCTCGCTATCCAGATCGACGGTGGCGTTGGCGGATTGACCATCGGCTGCTTGCAATGAGCCCGCCTCACCCACCGTGCCCGAAGCCACGTTCGACAGGATCACTGCCGTTTGTGATGTGGCATCACTTACACCCGACGAGGTGACCGCAACCGCGCCGGTCGGCGTCAGGATGCGCCACGTCGACGCAGCCGAGACGGTGACGGCCGGTGGTGCGCGCATCTGCTGGAACATGAAGGGGGTGAAATACTGCAACCCGGTGCGACAGAACCCGAGGCCCATGTTGATGCGAAAGCCGGATTCACCGCCGAAGCGGCGGAAGAAGCGCTGGCACTGGATCAGGCTGATGGCGTCGGGCAGGAACTCGAAATCCGTGACCGTATCGCCGTCCTCGACCTGCAGGCATGCGATGTCGACGAACCCGGTCGACGCGTTGGTCATGCCGCCGCTGCGCAGCTGGAAGTTAGCGTCAGAGCCCGCCGCGAACCAGAAGTGGATGAGCAGGCAGCTGTCGCCCATGTTGTGGACCTTGCCCAACATCGACGGCATTGTCACCGTGCGCGAGAAGCGCTGCCAACTGGTGGTCAGTTGATACTTCCGGTCGGCGTAGATGTTCTCTGTTGCCGAGCCGCCGCTACCGTAGTTCAGAATGAGTTCCAGCGACATCTCGCGCGCGCCGGTCACCGTTTTGGCGTACCACGAGATCGTGATCTGCTTGTTGGCGAAACGGCGCAGGTTCTCGATGCGCTGGAAATAAACGGTGTACGCCGTCGCGCCCGCATCCACCGTGTCGATCGAGCAGCGCTGGAAAAAAACCGGGTTCCCGGGCACGTCCGTCTGCCCCATGTCGAACGCTTGCCGGTTCGTGGAGATGTTGTTGAGGGCACTCGCAAAGGCCCAGCGATCTGCGCAATACCTCTGGCCGTTGGTGAACGAAGATACCGACGTGCCGCGCTGCCACCAGCGGTGGTGGCCATTGATGAGGTAGTTCTTGAACGACATGCCGCCCAGCGGGTCATCGCCGAACGCACGACCAGCGACCAGAACGCCATTCGCGTTGTACTGCAGCACGCCGGCATCGATCAGCTCGCCAAGGCGCACAGCGCTCTGCATGGGGTCGCCGATGCGGCCCAGCAGATTCATCGCCATGTTCAACTTCTCGACGGGCGCCTGCAGGTTGAGACCGCCACGCGCGGGCAGAAGCGAAGGCTTTTCGATCTTGAACGTCACGGGATCTGCTCCAGCGCCTTCACCGTGTCAGCGACGACGAGCGAGAACAGCGGCGACACGCCCTGCACTTCGAGTTCCCACATCGTCGCCTTGTAGCCGCTGGGCAGGCGCACCGGGTTCTCGTCCATGACTTCGCTGAAGAATCGCAGGATGCCGTCGCCGTAGAGCTTCACAGCGATGCCCACACCGGTGACCTCGCCCTCCGTCGGCGAGATTCCAAGGATCTGCCAGTCCGGCGGACCATTGAGCGAACCGCCGTAGTACGGCACGCCGTCGACGGGCGCGAGCGTGGTGCGTCGGCCGCCACCGATCGCCAGCGAGTTGATCGAGTAACCGGTCAGCTGCTGGGCGGGAGGCAGTGGGATGCCGCCGCTGTTACCGATGAAAGATCCGCGCACCTGCATCGCACCGAAGTTCACGGGCTTGTTCTGCAGGAACTGCTTGGAGCGCCACGTGTACACCTCCTGCTGCGTGGTGTCGCCGTCCCACTCACAGATCCGATCGGGGCCGCCTTCCGGGTCAATGACGGTCACCAGCGTCTGGCCGGTGAGCGCGTCGGTGTCCACCGACAGCACGCCCTCCTGCTGCAGCTGCGTCCAGCCAGTCACCGGGTCGTCGAAACCGACCGTGTAGCCCAGCTCGTCGGTGTAGAACGACAGGTAGCGATCTTGGTAGATCGACGCGAGCGTGCTGCGCGGCGTGAACTGCGCAAGCCACTCGTCCTTCGTCACCCAGTTGCGCGACACGATCTGGCCGCTGTTCGCGTTGCCGTCGATCAGCACCAGTCCGTCCGTGCTGGGGTACAGCACACCGGCCACTGTGTTGGCGATGCCGCGCTTGGCCAAACAGGGCTGAATCGACTCCATCTTCTGGAGCATCAGCGACTCGGGCGTCTGGCCAACGAGCAGGTACGGGCGCCCTTCTGTGAGCACCGCGATCGTGTTGCCGAAGGTGGCGAGCCCAACGATGTTGTCCTCCACCGCCCACGCGTAATCGTCCGGCCACGCATGCGGGTAGTACGGCACGCACGCACGCACCGTGCGGCCGGTGAAGCCCACCATGAAGCCGCCGGCAACGCCGGTGAGGCCCAGCAGGTTGGCCGGCGGCAAGCCCCAGCCCAACGAATCGAGCGGCGGGTTGTCCGCGAGATCCACCGCCGTCACGTTGTCGACGTACGACGCCGGGCGCGACCCGATCGCCCACTCGTTGACCATGCGGTAGTCGACGCCCGTGGCAGATGTGATCGTGCGGTACAGGCGCAGCGTGGTGACGTTGCCGTAGCCGGCCGGGATCGTCAGCGCGTTGAGGCCGTTGATCGTCCACGTGCCGTCCGCATTACCAGCGGCGCTCACCACCGCGCCGGGTGCGCTCTCTTCGCCGAAGCTGGTGACCAGCGACACGGTGTACACGCGCGTTTCGGCGTTCGCGACGGAGCCGCCGGTGGGCACGACGGTGAAAGTGCCGACTGGCGACGGAACGCCCAGCTTGAACGGTGGGTTGCCGTCTTCGATGCGCTGCGTCGTGGTGACGTACGCGCCGGTGGGGTCGGTGTAGTACAGACGACCCAGCGTCTCGTTCAGCAGGGGCGCCTTCACCACGTCCGCGTCGGTGGCGAACGTCAGGTAGCGATCGAACGTGTTGTGGCGGTAGTGGAAGACCTTGCGGGTAGCGCCGGGGGCCTGCGCGGACTCGTCGAGTGCACGCAGGTGATTCCACGAACGCAGCTCGCCGCTGTATAGCTTTGCGTTGAGCGCGAACTGCGCAGCATTGTCCGGCAATCCACGGTCGGCTAGACGCGGGATGATGCCGCCGAATAGCGTGACGCGGATTGCTGCGGCCATATCAGTCTCCGGGGGTGTTCGGGGTGTTCGGGGTGTTCGGGGTGTTGGCCTTGGCGGCCTCTTCCGCGGCCTTCGCCGCCAGTTCGAGTTGCTTGTTCAGCCAGTTGTTCACCTGCACAAAGGCAGGAACTTCGACGCCTTTGAGTTCCGTCCGCTTCAGGAATTCAGCGCAGGTGTGGATGCACTCTTGGTCGTTCATAGATCACCGCAGGTTGAGGGCCTTTTTGATCTTCTGGATCTCGATGTGGTTGGCCAGACCCACTTCGAGACCGATCTTCGCGTAGTCCACCGAGCGGTTGCCGGGAACACCGCCGACGAAGCGATCGAGCTTGCGGCGCAGAAGATCCTGCGCGACCAGACCGAAGCCTTCGCGGTCATCGGACTTGTTGAGCCAGTCCTTGAACAGCAGCTTCCCGGGCAGCTCGACGTCCACGTCGCGGCGCTTGATGTTGTACTTGAAACGCTTGTCCGAGTACGACTGCACGTCGACGAACTGGGCGAGGCCGCTGGCGTTGATCACGCCATGATTCGTGCCGTTGCCGACACCGTGCGGGCGCAGGTAGATGCCGCCGCCCGAACCGCCCAGCACGAGATCCGTGCCACCCGACTGCACCCGGCCGTCACCAACGGTAATGGCAGCGGAAGTAGTGAGGCTGCCAGATACGCTCGGGTTGCTGACGTTGAGCTTCGAGTTCGGGTCGAAGTTACCCGTCGTCCACAGGTTCTGCCCGTCCGCCGTAAAAGCGCCACCGTTCCAGCCGATGTTGTGGTTGCCGGTGCCGAACGCGAGGAAGCCCACCGCCGCATTCGCGACACCTTGCAGACGCATCATGTTGGCGACGTTGCAGTCGATCAGCACCGCATCGTTGCCGACCTTCAGCGAGGCCGAGCCCGTACCCGCCACCTCGACCACGAGGTTGCCGGTGATCGACAAGTCGCCGGTGATCGTACCGCCGGTCTTGTCGAGCTTCAGCGCCAGCTCGACGTCGGTGGCGACCGCGGGAGGGATCACCGCCATATCGAGCACGCCACCGGTGAGGGTTGGCACATTCGTCGGCAGCTGGGCCGCTGTCAGCTTCGCCGTGCCGTCGAGCGTGGCCACACCGTTGGCCAAACCGGCCATCGTGTGCCAGTCGATGTCGCGCAGCAGCTGCGCGGTAGCACGCAGCTCGACCACCGAACCTGTGGTCATCGCGACTGCACTGGTGCCGTCCTGCCCGCGCGTAACGGTCAGGGTGTCCGCCGACTTCGCGGTCACCTTCACGATCTCGACGGTGCCGAGCGTGTTGTGCACGATGGTGGCGTAGTACCAGTTGCCCGCCGTGACGGCGGGGAAGCTCGAACCCTGCCCAGCACCGAGCAGGATCGCAGTGTCGGCCGGGCCGATGTTCGCCGCGAGCAGGCCGGCAACGTTGTTGGCGAAGATGGGCTGCGGCATGTCAGGCTCCGAATCCCGCGACACCGCGGAACGTGCTTTGGTTTGGCTGGCCACCGTCGCGGAGGTTGCCGCGGATGGTACGGATGGCGCCGTTGAATGTGCGGCCGGCTTCCTTCGCCGCTTGGCCCGCCGTCCACGGCTTGCCCGGCATCGCGTACATGATCGCCATGACGCCGGCAGCGATCGCTTCGGCGTGGTGCGCTAGCAGTTCTTCGGGGAACGTGGTCGCGTCCTGCTTGAGCGTGGTCGCTGCGCGCACGCTGATCGTGTAGATCGCGTCGGGCGTCGGCGACAGGGTGATGATGTCCGGCAACGACGTCCACCAGCTGTCGGGCTTCGCCGGCGAACGCAGGTAGCGTGCGGACTCGGGACGGGCGCGAAGCTCGCGCTCGATGCCGCTGCCGGGCTCGTCGTAGAACACCTCCAGCACGCTCGACACCTGACCGAAGCCCGGGATCAGCTGGTAGGTGGACATGCCCGCAGTGGTGTCGAAGGCGAACGTCTCGCGCACGAGTGTGGTGCGCTTCATGAACTCGCGCAGCACCTTGCGGATCTGCTCGTTGATGAAAGCCGGCTCCGCGCCGGGGAGGTATGGGCGGACTTGATCGTAGAGGGTGCTGAAGGGCACGTTGGCCATGACTCAAACCCCCTTGATCAGCTTGCTGTTGAGTGCCTGCTGCAGAACCATCGCGCGACCGTCGACGGCGAACTCATCATCGCGCATCTCGGCGCTGCCCGTCACGAAGTCGACGACGGCGCGGAAGAACTGGTCGGGGAGGGGGAACGGATCGGTGAGCTGCAGCTCATCCGGCACCGTTGCGGTGAAGTCGGTCACGAACAGATCAGGACGCACCGAGCGCGCCTGATGCAGCGCATCAAGCACGTAGGCCTGCATGTCGCCGTCGGGGTAGCGCGTGCCCGCGTTGTCGTTCAGCGGGATGCGTGCGCGCACGATTACGTCCTGAACTGTCCGTGCCATGTCAGCTTACTCAGGCGATGGGCGGGAGAACCGGGGCCGGCATGACGGGCGCCGGGGATACCGGCTGCGGCGCGACCGGGGCGGCAACGACGGGAGCTTCTGCGACCACAGTGGGCTGCGGCACGACGGTGACCGGCTCGTCCTCTTCGGCGAGCTGGATGGTGCTGGGCTGCACGGCGGCCTGTACCGGGGCCGACAGCGAGATGGCCTGCACCGGGACGTCGACGTCGCCGCGCAGGTACTTCTCGATCTCGTTCTGGTTGGCCGGGCGCCACTCGGTCAGGTGTTCGTCTTCGTAGCCTTCGGCCGCGCCGGACTGCGCCGGGTAAATGCCGTTGTTGAACAGGCTGACGTAGTGGGTGAACTTGGCAGGCATGGGTGGTCTCCTAAGAAAAACCCCGCCGGGGGAGTCCGGCGGGGCTTAACTTATCACGGCTGCAGGCGATCAGCCCTTGACCACGACGCCCTCGACCAGCAGCGTCGGCTGGATCACCGCACGGCCGTAGACGAGCAGGCCGCGCATCAGGGTGCCGAAGGTCGACTCGGCGCGCAGGCTTTCGGTCTTGGTCAGCTGCGTGGCGAAGGTCAGGGCCTTCGGGTGCAGCGCGAACACGTAGTGGTTCGCACCCGTCTTGGGCAGCAGGTTGGACAGGTAGACCTCGAAGCGGTCGATCATGCCGAGGCGGCCGTTGCGGGCGATCGACACCGAGTCGCCAGTCAGGGACGCATCCTTCAGATCGGACTTCTTGATCATGCCCGCGAACCATGCCGGGATGACCAGCTTGCGGCCGGTTTCCGGAACGTTCGCCTCGTCCATCACCGTGCCCAGATCGACGATGTAGTCGATGACGTTGGTCTTGGTGATTGCGACCGGAGTGGCCGCGATGCCCAGGTTGATGTTCGCCGAGATGCGACCCGCGGTGGCGCCGCGGTTGGCCGCGTCCGCCTTGCCGACGAGGTACGCCAGTACGTCGGTGTCGACCACGATCTTCAGCTGTTCGGAGGCGTTCTCGGCCCACTTCGGAACCATGTTGATCATGGCCTGTGCATCGGCCACGTCATCCATGATGAAGTTCCAATACTTGCCCTGATCGATCAGCAGGCTCACCGTGTCGGCGGCCGGACGCTGGACGTTCAGGTTGTCGCCCATGCGGTAGTTGCTGATCGTGATATCCGGGATCTTGTTGATGATCACGGTATCGCCGAAGTTCTTGATCTCGCCTTCGTAGTCGGTGGTCGAGATCTGCGTGAGCACTGTTGCGTCATAGAAACGCTCCAGCGTCTTGCGCGACCACAGCTGCGGAATCAGCTTGCCCGAGTAATCCGGGTGCGCCGGCGGGGTGGGACCGGGAGTTAGCGGGAAAACTGCCATTTTGGCGTTCCTCTACGTCGGGGTTGGTGGGTCACTGGTCAACGATCACGCGACCACCAGCCAGCGCTGAGAGGTAGCGTTGTTCGAGGTTGTTGAAGTCCGCGTCCGAGATGGTCCCCTTCCGCTTGCGCTCGTACAGTTCGTTGACCTGACTCATCGTCCACTGTTCACCAGTGGGCTGCTGGGTCGGGGCCGCGGCGGCGGGGGAGGTTGCGGGGGCGGCCAGACTGGTCGGATCGACCATCGGCTGCGGAGCTGTGGGCTGTGCGGACGGTGCCGGCGAGGCCGGGGAATCCTTTACAGCGGTCGGGTCAAAAACCCGGAACAGCGCAACTACGCGACCAGCATCGAGGCTCTTGTGGGCGTCGGACAACAGGTCGCCGTACTTTCGGCCGGACAATACATCCCTCGTGTCAAGCCAGTCAAGGAACTTCGCGTTGTTCTGCAGCACCTCCCACGTCGGCACCTTTTCGTCGAGCACCGCCTCGTACCGCAGGGTGCGCTGCTGGAGCGTTTCCTGCTGCACGGAGGTGGCCAGCGTAGTGGCGCGGCCAACGCTGCCTTCGAGGCCGGCAAGGCGGTTGCTGATCTCGGTGAGCTGGCGGCCAAAATCACCCGTGTGCTGCCGGATCATGCGCTCTACGAAGTCGACGGTCTCGGCGCCGAACTCGCTACGGTCCTGTTCCGTGATCAGGTTCACAGGTGCGGGCGCCGGCGCGGGCGGAGCGGCGACCTGCTCGCGCAAGCGGCGGATCTCTTCCTCCAGCACGCGGTTGCGCTCGCGCTCGGCCTCTGTGCGGCCGCGCATCGATGCCAGTTCGTGCGACAGCTGCGACAGCTGCTGGGTCACATCGACGGGGACTGCGCCCGGGGCCTGCGGCGGCGGGGTCGGATCCTGCGGCGGAGCAGCGGCGGCTGGCGGGGCGGTCGGATCCGGGATGGTGATGGTCGCGGGTTCCGGGGCGGTCTGGAGCTGCTTAGCCAGTTCTGCCAGCTGTGCATCTGCCTGAGCACCATCAGCCACGACACGGTGGGGGATGTTGTTCATTTGAGATCCTTGAGTTCTTGGAGGTTTTCCTGCAGCTGCTTGGCCCGACCTTGGATCTCGGGGAGGGCGGCCACAGGTGTGGTTACCAGCAGAGTCTTCATGTACTCCAGCAAGGCGTGCTGATGCGCCATGTAGGTCTGGAAGTCGGGGTTGCTCATCAGGCGTTTCATCGCCTGTTCGGTGCGCGGTTCAGGACGCGGCTTGGTCATCATCCACCTGCAGGTGCGGGTGCCGACTGCGGGTTACGCGCAGTGCCGGCGGTCTGGTTGGGTGGCTGCCCGCCACCCGGGGGAGGTGCGTTGGCGCCGGGGCCGCCGCCATTGGCGCCCAGTGCCTGCTGGAGCATCATCTGCGAGATCTGCTCGGCCTGCTGCGAGGTGAGGGCGAGCGAGTCGGCGGTGGGCATGCCCAGATCGCGCGCGACTTCCTTGAGGATGTTGAAGCGGCCTTCCACGCCGACCAACTGCTGGTCGATCGGGTTGTTGGTGATCTGCAGGAATTCGAGGCGGCGCATGCGCAGCGTCTCGCGCTGCATCAGTTCGACCGCGCCACGCGCGACCACCGAGATGTCGCCTTCCATCACCACGTCCGGACGGGTGAGCGCGAGGAACACGTTCAAGTCCTCCACCACCGCCTCGATCACGTTGTTGTCGATCGAGCTGACGGTCTGCTTGATGGTGCGGTTGCTCGCCTCCATCAGCATCGACAGGCCCGCGGCTGTGCGCCCGGCACCGCCCACGCCCTGTCCTTGACCCTGCATGTAGCGCGGGATCGTCGACAGCTCGTCGGCCATGCTGAGCATCTGTTGGTAGACCATCATCAGCTGCTGGACGTTGTTGTCCGGCTGGAAGAAGTCCATCGGCTTCTCACTGGTCGACGCCGACGACATCGGGTCGGTGAAGCGCCAGATCTTCCACGGCCACAGCTTGTCGGAGGTGTTGTCGTTCTCCGCGATGCGATCCTCGTTGATCCAGCCCATCGGGCCGGACGCGATGGACAGGTTGTTCACCAGCGCACGCAGGGCGGCGTTGCCCACGCCCTGCACGTCTTCGATCAGGTCCGGGATCGCGTTGCCGTAGCAGCTGCCCGGCACGCGCTCGAAGCTGTCGACGTAGAACGGCAGGCGGCCGGTCGGGTGCGGGTTGAGCGTGACGCCGATCACTTCGCCGCCGAGCAGGTACACGAAGACGTTGATGTCCTTCGTCGGATCCGGCACGCGGGCCTTGTCGACACCCCAGTCGATCAGCATCTGGCCGTTGACGCTTCCGTAGAACGACAGCATCGGCATCGGGCGCTCGTTGGCGTCGGCCGAGTAGATGGTGCCCAACTGCGAGTCGCGCTGCTCCAGCGTGGCGCGCTCGCTTTCGTTGTAGTCGTACCACTCGCAGGACTTGCTGCCCCAGTTGTTGAGTACGCGATCGATCGCTTCGTTGTTGTAGTTGGGCAGTCCTTTCATGGACTGGATGTTCGCGCGCGACACGCGCTCGCGATGGATGATGTAGCCGTCCTGCGGGTTCTGGGCCCACGGGGCGAAGTACACGTCGAACGGCGAGCAGCGGAACCACAGCGGCACGGGGCGGTAGGTTGTCGTCGGCTTGCCATTGTCATCCCACGTGAGCACGTTCTTCATGCGCACGACGGGGCCCTTGATCACCGCGAACGGGAACGTCGCGATGTCCCCGAGGAAGTCGCTCAGCGCCTCGTAGAAGCCGCCTTCCCACAGCACGTCGTCGATCACGGCGGTGCGGGTCTGCAGGGCCTCGTCGGCCACCTTCCGGCGCTGCTGCAGGATCTCGTCCTTCAGGGTGGCGGCGCGCGCCTTCAGGATCTGCAGCTGGGGCGGCTGGCCTGTGGCCACCATCAGCTCCGACACCTCTGCGGTGAGGACGGCCTTGACCGCCTCTTCGAGCGAGGGGCCGGCGAGCTGGGGGTCAGGCGTGGGGGACAAAGCCCACGGGCGTTCGACGGAGTTGTACACCTCGCGCAGCAGGGCGGCGCAGCCGCGCACCTTGCTGGCGGTGATGCGGGCGTAGATCTCGCTGCCGCCGAAGGCCTTGATCGCCGTCAGGGTCTCGGTGTCGTATTCGCCGCGCAGCGATCGCAGCGCTGACATCATGCGCTCGTCGACGTTCTGGTTCTGGCGGTTGTCTGCTGCGCTGCGGTAGCAGGTCTGGATGTACCCGGACAGGCCGGTCAGCAGCTGTTCGCTACCCACACCTGTGCCGGGAATTGACGGCTGGGGAAGGGAGCTGTCCGGCGGCAACACGGGTGCCGGGGCGCTGAAGTCGGCACGGATGAGGGGAGATGCGGCCACGGGTGTCTCCGGGTGTTCGTTGCGGTAGGCTACCACCAACCCTGACTTGGGCAACTGCATGACCACCAAAGTGCTCGCGCCATCGGATGTCGGGATCTCCCTCGACTTCATGCGGCGTGGTATCGCGGAGCTGGCGCGCGACATCGTATGCGCTGTGGACTCCCCCGACAACTTGGCCGCCTCCTTCGGCCTCACCCGGATCCAGTGGCAGACCCTGCAGGAGTGGCCGGGCTGGGTCCAGCTTCTAGCCGAGATCCGCGAAGAGCTGGGGGGCACAGCCGGTACGGCTGAACGCGCCCGCCGCCGGGCCTCGATCGCGATGTCCGAGTTCATCATCCAAGACATGGCCACGATCGCCGGCAGCCCAAACGCCTCGAACCGGGATCGCATCGCGGCCGCCGAGATCGTGAAGGACGTGTCCGGACTGAGCGCCAAGCAGCAGGCGATCGCCGCCGCCCAGACGGGCTCGCCAGTCGGTTATGGCGGCCCGCTGATCCAGATCATCGTGGAGGGCAAGCCGACCATCAACGTCGGGGAAGCTCCCGCGCTACCGCCGCCGGCGCCGATCCTTGAAGGCACCGTCGTGCGCAAGGGGGACTGATGGGCCGCCAGTATCGCGCGCCGCCGACGATCGGCGCCTTCATCGAAAACTCGAACCGCCTGCAGTTCCTCTTCGGACCGCTGGGCGGCGGCAAGACCACCGGCGCGCTGATGAAGCTGCTGAAGCTGGCACACCAGCAGCGGCCGAACGAGAACGGCGTGCGCAAGACGCGCTGGGCGATCGTGCGCAACACGCGACCGCAGCTGCGCGACTCCGTGCTGAAGACCGTGTTCGAGTGGCTGCCGCCGAACGGCAAGTCGATCCGCTGGAACGAGACCAACATGGACATGGTGCTCGATCTCGCGCTGCCCGACGGCACGCGTGTGAACTGCGAGCTGATGTTCCGCCCGCTCGATGACGAGCGCGACGAGCGCCGCCTGCTGTCGGTGGAGTACACCGGCGGCTGGATTTCCGAGTTCCGCGAGATCCCGTTCACCCTGCTCACGTCGCTGCTGTCGCGCACAGGTCGCTACCCGTCCGCGATCGAAGGCGGCGCCGATTGGTACGGCGTGTTCGGCGAGTCGAATATGTGCACCAAGGGCAGCGACTGGTACGACTACCTGATGGTGCGTCGTCCGTCCTACTGCAGCGTCTACATCCAGCCCAGTGGCATCGGCCCGGACGCGGAGAACCGCGCGAACCTCAAGCCCGACTACTACGAGATGCTGCTCGACGGCAAGGGCGAGAACTGGATCCAAGCCCACATCACCAGCATCTTTCCCGACTCGCTGGACGGTAAGGCGGTGTGGGGCGCGAGCTATGACTACGCGCGGCACGTGGCGCAGGAGATCCTGCTACCGAAGGGATCCTCGCCGATCATCATCGGTGTCGATCAGGGTCGCTCGCCGGCCGCGGTGGCGACGCAGATGCTGGGCTCGCAGCTGCGCGTGTTGCGCGAGACCTACGCCAGCGGCATGGGCATGAACCGCTTCGCCGTGGAGTACCTGCGGCCGATGTGTGCGGAGTTCTTCCCCGGCCTGCCGATCCTGCTGGTGATCGACCCGGCCGGCTGCCGCAAGTCCGAGGTGAACGACGAGTCGCCGAAGGACGTGCTGGAGAAGGAAGGGTTCAAGGTGATCCCAGCGCCGTCGAACGACATCGATCGGCGACTGGGCGCGGTGGAGCGGCAGATGGTGCTCCACAACGGCATCCTGATCTCGCCCGCGTGCAAGGTGCTGCTCAACGCGGTGGCGTCGGAGTACCGCTTCAAGACCAAGAAGAACGGCGAGCTGGAAGACACGCCGGAGAAGAAGCACCCGATCTCCGACGTCGCCGATGGCCTGCAGTACGCAACGATGGTGGCCAGCGGCGACGTCTACGGTCGCGTGATGCGGGTGCTCAACCGCGGAAAGCGCCGGGAGAACTCGGCGGCTGCACCGGTAGCGCGGGGTTGGACCTAACGCGGAAAGGACTGCAGCGTGCCGCAACCGGGGCACAAGATCCCGTCGGTCTGCACGAAGAACAGGTCATTGCCGCAGTTACACGCCCAACTGTAAGTATCTTCCTCCGGGTAGAACGGGTGCTTGAAAAACCCTTTGCCCGACGCGCACGAAGGGCACTCGAAGAACCGAGTGCCCGCCGGTGCGACCGCAATCCACTCGTGCTTACAGTCCATGCATCGAGCCGGGCCAGTTGCCCACTGCGACGTGTCGTCGTTGGCACTGCCCAACGCCTTCTTTTTGCCCAGCTCTACGACGTCACCCATCTTGAAGTGCCTTCATTTCCAATGCGTGCGCAAGATCAAGCAACAGAATGGCTTGGTGGTACGTCGAATCGCCAACTGCGAAGGTTTGTGCAGAGCGGTTCGACTTCATCACCGACAAGATGCCGTACTGTATCTGTAGCTCACCGGAGCGCAACTGCGAAGCTACTGCTTCGAGGTTCTGCGCCATTACTTCCGCCGTGCTGTTCTCGTCCGCGGCGGTAATCGCGCCGGGGAAGAGGGGGCGGATTTTCTGGTCGTCAGCCATCTTTAATCACCGTGCCCTTGGCGTACTCCAGAATACCCACCGCGTCGAGCTTGGTAACGCCACCGAGAGTGAAATGCACTACATGGCTGTCGTGATCGAGAATAACCACCATACCGAACTGCGGCTGGTACGTGCCGCTGGTGATGTGCTCGCGAACCAGATCGAGATCCGCGAGGATGTCCTCGACCGACTTGGGCGTCACGAAGACGCCCTCGCGGATGGACTTGACCTTACCGTCCATGCTTGCGGTTCCACTCTAGAATAGCGGCGCGGGAGCCGTTGTACATTTCGACGCAGGCGTTGCGCTCGTCGACAACCCCGTCGGCAGCGAAGGCGGTTCGTAGAGCGTACTCTTCCAGCTCCGGGTGAAGTCCACTTCCAGTACCGGGCACGTCGCCATCCTGCCCGGGAGTTCCGGCGGGACAGGTGCCGGTGCGCCACCGGTCGCGCACGACGAGCTGAGTGCGCACAACAGGGTTAGCACGCAGATAAGCGAGATCGTCTTCCAGCACTTTGCGTCGCGCACGTTCGTTCTCCTGTACCTTCTGGGCAGTGAGGTTGGCGGTCCGCTGCAGCTCGGCCGTCATGTCGCGGGAGTCCTCGCGCGCAGCGGTGTTGCCTTCCTTGAACTTGTTCTCGTAGTGGTTCTTCCAGTACCAGTTCCACCCGCCGAACACGAGTGCGGCCGCCAGCGCAGCCGCAAGGATGGTTTCAATCAGGCTGAGTCGCATCACGGATCTCCTGCAGCTTGGCGCGCATGCTCAGGATCTGGTGGAGGCTGCCCAAGAGGGTGGCCTGCATGGCGAGCAGATCGCGCTCGTGCATGGGCAGCGCTGCATGCTCGGCGGTCAGGCGGTAGTTGCCCAGCTCGTTGCACTTGCCGAGCGTCACCGCGGCTTCGGTGTACAGGCGGTCGGCAAAGGACGGTTCGGGGGTCGGCTGCTGCAGTTCTTCGCTCATTTCGGGATCTCCAGTTGGGCTCGGTTGCGCCGCCACGCCGTGAGCTTCTTCACCGCTTCCTTCAGGAGCACCAGCTGCGCATCGAGATCTTCAGCACTGTGGCTGGGCATCGAAGTCGCATAGAAGTCGGTGGAGATGACGATCACGTCGGGGCTAACGTGGGGGATGGCATCGCGCAGTGCGCGCACAGCCTTGACGCGGGGATTGGCCATATCAGAACTCGTAGATGATGTCGACGATCGCAACGGCGAGCCACGACAGCTTCATCGGTGGCTGCGGGTAGTGGAGGATGAACGGCATCAGGTGTAGAGGGGCACGCATGGGCACAACCCGGGGGAGGTGGCCTCAGCCTAGTCCCCCGTCCTCCAAAGTCAAGCTGCGAGCGGCGGGGCCGACACGTACGGGTGGCTGGAGTGCAGGATTGACGGGGCAAGGCCCAGACCGGGCTCGCCTGCAAGCCATCCCTCGAACCGCTCGCAGTCCGCGTCGGTGAGCACGTAGTCCATGATCGCGCCGTAGAACATCTGCACCCACGCCTGCGCGGTGGTGCCGGCGTTGAAGAACCCGATGTAGGCGCTGTTCGTGTCCGAGGTGTTGCCGCTGCCCAGACCGGTCGCTTCCGTCACCACCTGCATGGCGAGCGCCTGCCGGCTCAACCGGAAGTGCTTGGTCGGCGTACCGCCACCGATCACCGCACCGGTGTGGTCCACGCGCATGATCGCGATCCACGGCACGAGGCCGAGATTCGCGCTGCCGATGTCGTCGCCGTTGGCGCTGTCGGCATCGAGCCGGCGGATGGTGTAGCGCGGGCAATTCGACACGCTGGAGCTGGTCGCGATCGACGCGCGCGTACCGCTGGACGTGTTGCCGCTGACGTTGACGATCGCGCTGTTGAACGCGCCGGGGTTGGCCTGCGCGAACTTGCCGCAGAAGATCAGCGTGCAGCCCGCCTTGTTGCGCACCAGATTGGCGAGGTTAGTGCTGAAGTTGCACGACTGCGCGGAGGTGCCGGGCGTGTCGATCGACGGGCGGTTGTTCAGCGCCGCGTTCGCCGTGGTGAGCGTGATCAGATTCAGCGCGTTCGACGCGACTTCGCCGTGCACGGTCTTGATCGAGCTGATCGTGCTGCCGGCCAGCGTCATCAGGTCCGTGCGGCGCGCATCCAGCGACAGCTGCGGCGGCACGGCGAGTTTCCCCGGGTGCCACAGCGGCCGGTAGCGCGGCGACGCGATCACGCCGGGAATCATGCTGCCACCGTCACGCCGAGCACGTCGGCTTCGCCGGCGGCCACGATCTTGACCGTGAAACCACCCCCGGCCGGGACCACCAGCGTGCCGCCTGCAGGCGCGTTGAGCACCATGCCGCCGGCCGCGGTGAGGGTCAGGTTGCCCGCGCCCACGTTGCGGCCGTGGAACTCGCTGCCGACCACGTAGGTGTACGTCGTGCTGTTGAACGTGTAGGTCTTCACCGCGGCGTTGGTGAACCGCGTGTAGAAGCCGGCGTCTGCCAGCGACGCGGCACGGGCTGTGGTTGACTCGACCTGCACAGGCGCTTCCACCCCCAGCACGCCGGCGATGATCGACAGGCCCGGGCCCACCTTGACGCCGCCCAGCACCGAGCTGGTGGCCGTGGGCAGGGTGTAGCTGTAGGTCGTGCTCAGGGTGCCGTCGCCGGCCACCGCGAGGCCGCTGCCGACCTTGACGCCGCCGAGCGTGCCAGCACCGGCGACGGGCAGCGTGTACGGCGCTGCAGCGCTCAGGATGCCGCTGCCGTCGATCGACAGGTTCGCGCCGACCCGGATACCGCCAAGGACGCCCGCGCTTGCGATCGGAAGGGTGTAGGGGCTGCCGAGCCCGGCGATGAAGTTCAGCCGCGAGATCTTCTTCGCCTGTCCGGCCTGCCAGATCGGAACGAAGTCGCCCGAGTTGATGGTGCCGGTCTCGTCGAGCTGGTCGAAGTTCTTGGCCACGGTGCGCTCCTACAGGATGAGTTCTTCGCCAGTGTGGGTGACCAGCGCCTCACCCGTATGGGTGACGATGGCTTCGCCGCTGACCGGGCCGGGCACAGTGCCGATCGCGTCGAGCATTGTGCTCCACGGCACGCGGTATGGGTTGCCCGCCGGGTCCAGCACCGCGAACAGGTCGGTGGGCAGGACGCCGCGCACGGGTGCGCCGGCGAAGGGATTGTTCGAGATCCCCACGCCGACGCCTTCGTTGACGATGATGACAACGGTACCGGGGCCGGGCTGCAGTGCCATAGGGGCGCCTCCTGCCGGGCCCGGGGATTACTTCTTGCGAGCGGCGCCGCGGTTGCGCGCCATCGTCGACGGGCTGTCGTCCAGCTTGCGGTGCTGCTGCGGCATGCCCTGCGCGCGGCGGTTGATCTCGCCGGCCGGGGGCGTGCTGCGGGCGCGCTCGCGCGGGACGTACTTCTGCGACTCGCCGAAGGTGCGGGCGCCGGTGATGTCGCCGCCTTCAGCTTTTCGGAGGGGCTTCTTGGCCTTCATGGGTGGTCACCTCTGTGCTGGTCTGGGTGTTGATGGTGGCGGTCTCGCCGGTGCCCATCGTAACCCCAACTTGTGGCGGAGCCACGGCGGGTACGTTCTTGGCCAGATCCGAGATCGTCGCGTCCTTCTTCAAGTTGCCGCTGGACTGGCCGAAGAAAAACGACACCACCGCCAGCATGATGTTCTGGATGGTGGTGATCTGCTGCACGATCAGCTGCTGCGACTCCAGTGGGATCACCATGAAGTACGGCGCGACCGTCACCCAGCCGAACAGGCTGACGAAAGCGACCACAAGAAACGTCGCCATCGCTTCGAGCGTTTGCTGGGTCCGAGTGTTCATGGCGCACCGTGTCAGGGGGTGGTCTTCATGCGTTCGAGCTGGAGCTTGATCTCTTGGATCTCGCGCGGGGTCTGCAAAACCGGGTTGAGCGCCCACACCAGCACGCCGAGAATCAGCGCGGCCACGCCGGTGAGCACCCACAGGCCGCCCTTGGCGAACTGCGTGCTGCCTTCCTGCTTGGTGATCGCCGCGGCGTTGGTGTCGCACTTCTGCTCGACACGCGCAATCTCGCTCTTGACGAGCGTTTCGACGGCCTTGATCTCACCGAACGCGCGCGCAAGGCCCTCGCTGTGCGAGCGCTGCTCAGCCGCCATCGAGGCGATGATCGCGCCTTGCTTCTGGATTTCGTCGAGCTTTTCGACGATGGCCGACATGCCATCGCTGTTCGACTTGACCAGTTCCGTTACGCGCTCTTCGAGGTGGCGGGTGGTCGTCTGGAGGACGGCAACGGCCGCCTCCTGACCAAGCGGCTGCTGCTGGGTCTGGGGAGTCATGGCGTGCTGTCGTCGTGGCCGCGGGTAGCGGGACATGCGGAGTTTCCTTGGGAGGGGACGCGGGGTCAACCCTACCTGCGGGACAGCGAGCACCGCGTCACGAAGGTGAGGGGGGTGTGAGCCCCCCTCTTGACTTTCAGTCGATGATGCCCTTCGCGCGCAAGGCGGTCAGCAGGGCATTCAGCTTGGTCTTCAGCGCGTTGGCCAACGCCTGTGTGGTCGCGAGATCCGAGCCGTTGGCGGTGGACTCGTTGGCGATCGTGGTGTCGGCAACGGCGGTCAGCTCGCGCAGCTTGCCCTCGTTGATCTTCAAGTCCGACAGCGCCTGCTGGGTGCGGTGCATGCTCATGGTCTTCTCCGGAGAAGGTGGGCGGGATGCCCGGCGGCAGTCTAGCTCAAGGCTGCGACGTACTTCTCAAAAAGCGCCTGCCTGTCTTCGAGCCCGTTGTAGCCGCCGTTGACCTTCTTGGTCACGGCCCGGACGTCGCCGCTGTCGGCCAGCTTGTTGAGGTTCCGCGACATCCAGAACCACACGAAGCTGCCCACAGACAGGTCGACGTCGGTGCGCACCTTGTCCGGGTTGCGCACCAGCTCGTCGGTGCCCAGCTCCCACTGGCTGTAGGCGGTGTAGTTGTCGCGGCCGGTGAGCTGGCCAAGACCGCCGCCGCGGAACCGCCAGCCATCGCCGGCGACGGTGTTGCCCAGATGCGTCTTGCCCCACGCACCGCCGTAGAGGATGTTCGCCAGCGCGTTCTGGTGCGCCGGCTGGTCCTGCAGTTTCGTCCCCGTGCGCGCACGCACCTTCTCGTCGATGCGGCCGAACTTCCACGCGTCGGCGTTGCTGATGCGGCCGGGGAACACGTCGTCCACCTTGTCGGCGGCGTAGTCCAGCGACTCGGACGTCTTGGTGAACCCGCCACTCTCGTGGTGCATCTGCGCGAGGAACATCGCTGCACGGGTGGGGTTAAGGTCGATGCCGTGGTCCTTCATCTTGCGACCGATGGCAGGCAGGAACTTCCCGATCGACGGAGCGATGCGGGAAAGTTTGTTGAGCGGCAGGGGGACCATCAGATGCCTCCGGACGAGAGGAAGAACGACAGCGCCCAGCATGCGGCGCCGAGCCAGCCCAACTGTACACGCGCGGCGACGCCGAAGGCAGCGGCGAGGAACAGCAGGATGGCAACGATCAGCAGCACGGCGGAAATCATGGCACGTCTCCAGTCTGTGACGCACCTCACAATACAACGAAACCCCGGCAGGGGTGCGTGCCTGCCGGGGCTCCGGGCCACCGCAATCCACGGCGACCAACCGCTGACGCTTACAGCTTCGAGAACACGCTGCCCGGCTTGTTCGGCTGCGGCAGGATGTTGCTGCTCGACACCGGCGGGCTCGGGCTCAAGTCCTGCCCGGGCGCCAGATCGCGGATGTCGGCCACGCCCGTACCCGGGATGTTCCGCGCCACCTGCCCCACCGGGCCCGTGGTGGGCGAGGTGACGTCGGGGCTGATGCCGGTGGGGTGGGCGATGTCGTTGCGCTTCTGCATCGCGTTGTCCATCGGCGCGCGCAGGCCCTGCTCGCCCGGGGTCGGCGTGCCGGCCGGCGGGCTGACGCTCTGCAGGCGCTCCACTTCCGCCTGCGCCAGCTGCGCCTGCTCGGTGGCGGCCAGCGCCTTCGCCTGTGCGGCACGCAGCGCGACGGCCTGATCGATGTCGCTCACGTACGCCTGCACCTGCTGGTTCACCGGGTCGGTGTTGCCGCTGGTGGCCATGCGCCCGGCCATGACGCTCGCGGCGTTCAGCACCTCGATCGGGGCGTCGGCGAGCGTGCGGTTCTGCACGACGGGGCTGTCCGGCACCGACGTCACGGCCGCGGCGGTAGTGGCGGCAGTGCGCTGCGCGGCAGCGAGCGCGTCCTCCTGCGACACCTGCGGGATCGAGTCGCGCTCTTCAGCGTCCTGATTCGGCGTCGCCTTCTGGACGTTGGTGGTGGCGGGCTTGCCGGCCTGCTTGGCGGCGGTCTTGCGGGGTGCTTTCTTGGCGGCCATGACACGTTCTCCGGGGGCGGATCGCCCTTCGATGGGATGCGCGGAAGTGCGCGCGTTCCTCATACGCCCCGGGGCGTGAAGGGGGCCTCCATGCCCCCCGTTTACGTTCAGGTCTCGTGGCGGCTGTCGTAACGCTGCGGCGACTCGCCCGGCGGCGGGTAGTAGATCGAGGCGGTGGAGGGCGTCTCCGGCACCGAGCCCGCCGGGTTGCGGATCTTGTCGATCGTCTTGCCGTTCGCGTTCTCGACGATCAGGTACTCGTTGCCACGCAGCGGCCAGTCGGTCGTGCTGCCGTCCAACAGGTGCATCACCACGGAGGCGTACTGGTTGTAGTCGCTGGTGGGTCCGATCGGCGGCGAGATCTCGTACGACAGTACGGCCATCGCGCGGTAGGTGGGGATCGGCGGGTGGACATCGCCGTTGCGTGCGAACGTCGGGCCGCTGAAGAACTTGAGGGTGAACATGGTCTGGTCTCTCTGTCTGTCTGATGCGCGGATGCGCACAGGTAGGGTGACCGGGTGGGCGGAGAAGTCAAGACCCTACGGGGCTAGGAACCGAGGGGTGGAGGGGCGCCTAAACGGGGCGTATATACGGCGTTTAGAGGTACCCCTGTTTGAAATTTTTGGTTTGGAATTCTCCACCACGTGAAGGAGGGGGGTGGGGGGTCGAAGTCCTTGGTCCACTGTGGGGGGTACCCCCTCCCCCTAAAGCCCATTAAATCGTTTTAATCCAACCTTGTGAGGAAACGTTCCCCTGTGAGATGCTTTTCTCACGGCGAGGGCATCCCGTCCCGCCATTCCGGAGTGAACCTCATGAACGCCAAGTCCACCAACGTTGTCTCCATCAATGCCAAGGGCGATAAGGCCCTCGCCGACAACGCCCACAAGGCCGACCGTATCGCGATCCTCGAAGCGATCGACACCGCGTCCGATCTGCTGGGCGCCTCGCTGCTCGAAGGGCTGCGCATGACGGCGCGCTTTGGCCTCACATCCAAGGCCGAGGTGGCCGAGGGCTGGACGCGCTGCAATAACCCGGACGTCTACGCGGCCAACTTCAACCGCGGCTACAAGGCCATGCAGATCGTCGGCGAAAAGCTGGCGCTCGAAGTCATCGACAAGGCCGAGCGCGCAGGCACCACGGCCCGCAACGGTGGCGGCTACGTGCGCGCGCTGGCTGCCCTGAAGGCCATTTGCGACGAGGCCAAGTCGGCCGGCGTGAAGGAACTGACGGGGCGCAAGGCGACCGAGGCCGTGAAGGCGGCCGTCGCGTTCGCGGCCAAGCCCACGGCGAAGAAGTCCGCCACGCGTGCGCCGCAGGGCCCGACGACGGCCACGCTCGCAAAGGCCGCGCTCGCGATGGGCAATGGCCATGCCGAAATGGCCGCGTTCCTGAAGACGGCGAGCCATGCCGCCCAGCAGCTCCCAGTGCCTGAGGGTCGCGAGACGGCGCACCGCGATGCGCTCGAAGCGCTGGCCGATGCCGCCGAGGCGTTCTCGGTCTTCGCCCGCTGATCCCTCCTGCCGCCGGGCCCTAAACCCGGCGGCTCACCCCGACTTAGAGGCTGCCGCTATGATCCGTATATCCGCCACCTTTGCGCCCGGCTGTGATGTGCACCTGTTCGCCCAGAACTGGAGCATGGCGGGGCGCCTCGCCCGGTTCCTCATGACCGAGGGGGCGCAAGTCGTCTGCTTCGCGTAGACCGGCCCGCAGCATCGAGACACAGAACCCCGCCGCTTGGCGGGGTTTTTTGTGCCCGGATTAAATCGTTTTAATCGCCCTGCCAATATGCGGCGTTTATGATAGGACGCGAATGCCACGGCCTCTTAGAACGTATTACCGATGACCCCCACTTCGCAAAGGCAACGCGCCTAGCGGCAAGGGGGTGGCGCGGCGCCGCAATACAACAAAGGGGTGGGGCAAAAGCGGGGTCTGGGGGCTATATCGATAATATGGCCATAATTAGGGGTATATATATTAATTAAATAAGAATAAGAATATATATATATAGAGAATTACATTAAGACTATTTTCGCTCTAAAAAGACACACCCCCGTCTGCGATCCCCCGGCTCCCTCAAATCGGTTTGGCCCCTCAGAAGGTCCGGCCTCTGTTTTTGGAACTCATCTTTACCGGACTAACTTTGCCCCTCCATCCCTCAGATGTTCCATGTTTACGCCCCTCAATCCCCCGTTTTACGACCCTGCTCCGCGCCGTCCTCTCCACCCCCAATTTGCCTAAAGCCTTTTTTCCATAACGCTATTGCCTTTTCGCCTTGCCGTGGTATTGTTTCGGTATATCGCGCTATATCGGCCAATTAAAACGTTTTAGGAGGACACCCCATGAAGTCGCTACACGGCAAGCTCACCCCCGAAGAGATCCAGCAGCGCATCGACATGGCGACGCGGGGCATGCACCCAGACGCCACGACGATGGCCGCGATCAACCCAGTCGTTGCCGAAGGCCGCACCGGTGTCGAGACGTTCGCCGACAAGGCACGCCGCGAACGCGACGCACTGCGCGCAAGGGTGCTGGACGACAGGCAGTGGCGGGGGCTGTCGTACCCGGAGCGGGTGGAGCTGTGCCGGCAGGCGCAGGTGCTGCCGCACGAGCCCGACATCATGCGGTTCGACCTGTACCGGTCGATGGTGCCGCGTGAGTTCTCCCGGGACCGGTCGTCGCCGGCCGGCAAGCGCTACAACTCGCTGAGCGTGGCGGCGACGAAGGCGCGCAAGGCGCTGAGCCCGGAGCGGGCGGCGTATTGGGAGCAGTGCCGCGAGGCGCGCATGGCCGGTGGCTGGACGCAGCAGGGCGACCGCGCCGTGTGGGCGGTGCCCGAGCCCGTGCAGGACGCGCGCGAGGCGGCGCTACAGGCGCACGTCGAGGCCGGCACGCTGCCCGAGGATCCGATGCCGGGGGAGCGCAGCACTGAGGCGGTGGCGCTGCGACGTCGCGCCCACGCCGATCGGCAGGAGGTGAAGCGCCGGCTGGCGGCGAAGGTGAAGACCGACGAGCAGGCGGCACGCGACGACCGCGAGGCGTTGGCCATCGTGATGCGCGAGCTGGCCAGCGCGGCGCCCCTCGACCCCACGGCTGCGGCGAGGCTCGACGCCCTGCGTCGCCACGAGGCCGGCGCGGCCCAGTATGCGAAGAGCTACGCGCTGCGTGCGGCGGAGGACTTGGCCCTGATCCTGCGCATGGGGCGGCCGTGCCCCATCGCGTCGCGACACCGCTGTGGTGACGAGGTGATGCACCGTCGACCGCGGTTCTATCATTCCGACCGGGGGAGCATCTGACGTGGGCGCGTCACAGGGTGGGCCTTGTCCCTTCAACCCTCCACGTATTCGCCGCACTGCACGCGAGGAACGCGAGTACATGACCCCGCACCCGATGGAGATCCTGTCGGGGGCGATGGAGAGGCACTGGATGGAATACAGGCAGCGCAGGCGTTTGGACGAACGCTTCGACTCTACCGTGTTCGGCGATGCCCGGATGCACGCCATCGGACAGATGATCGCGCAACGCCCACAGGGATGGCTGAGCGTTGACTTGGCGTGGCTCCGACTCATGGCCATCACGCGTCTCGACCGGTCGAAGTGTGATTGACACTTAACCCCACCTATGCGACAATGACGTTGTGAGTGGGGCGACCGTGCCCGATTAAAACGTTTTAAGGGAGAGACCATCATGCGTAAGGAAGTCACGATCCAGCTCATCCCGTTGTTCGACGTCGTGCGCAGCCCTGACGACCCCGTGTCGATCGAGTGGGAAGTGGACGGGGCGTCGGGCTCGACGCAGTGCGAGGCATGGCGCGGGCAGCACGAGATCGAAGGACTCGAACGTGCGGGCCACACCATTGTGCGCATCACGGTGAACGGCATCGAGGTGTACAGCACGCTCAAGCTGAAGCCGGTTGACCTGAGCGAATGCGAGGGGCGCATCCACCCCGACACGCTCGACCACTACGCTGGCCGCGAGGGAGGCTGACATGGCCAAGTCCATCACCATCACGATCGACATCAGCGTGTACAACGTGCGCGCGTTTGTTCGTGCCGCACGGGAGCGGGCGCGCAAAGAGGGACTGGACGAAGAACAGGTGAGGGAGTACAGCGCGACCAACCTCACCGGCTGCGCCGTCATGCTGTTCGACCCGGGCTCGGGCCCCGCAGGCTGTGAGATCCAAGACAGCTCGGCCGAACGCAACGAAATGTTCGACGACTGACATGATTATCCGCGACGCCATCACCCTGTTCGCGATGATCGGCGAGCACCCCGACGCTCTGTTGGGTTTCCAAGAGGGGAGGCAGTGGACGTCGATTTATCATGCGCGCTGCCTGCAACGCGAGGACGCGGCGGGCAGTCAGATATACACGTTCGAGAACTTTGCCATGCTCGCGCTTCGGCAGCAGCTGACCCTCGTACTCGAACTCGACATGCCGCCAGAGTGCTCGCTCAACTGCCCGCTTTGCACCCACTAAAACGTTTTAATCACAGGAGTGCGCCATGAACCAGCCCACCACCGACCAGCCCGTGCCGCCCCGCTACCGCATCGACCACAACCCCAGCCACTCCACCGTTGGCATCGATGCAGTGATGACTTATGCCGGCGGCTCGTACACCGAGGCATACCAGAAGTTCCGCGCCACCGATGCACTGGAGGGGGAGTACGTCACGATGTCGCAGTGGAACCGTCGCACCTGCGACTACGACGTCATGCACTCCAAGGCAGCCACGATGCACAAGAAGAACCCCGCCACCCCCGTGATCGAGAAGATGACGGCTCGCCCGGTCACCATCAAGTTCGGAATCCACGTGTCGCTCGAAGGTGACCTCGATGCGTGCGTCAACCACCCGCCGATCAACGTGCCGGTGACGCTGGAGGCGGTGCTCGAATCCATGAAGAACCTGTGCTTCATCGTCGAGACGGTCGCGCACCTGCAAGGCAAGGAACGCGAGCTGCTGCCGCAAGCGGAGACGGCGCGCTCTATCATCGCCGCGCTGCAGCCACGGGTGCGGCGGTGAGTGATGGACAAGGGTGCATACTTCATCGCGAAGGACGAGATCACGCTGATTGCGATACTCGGACAGGTGCCGGGCGACTGGCTGGTGCGGGAAGTGTCAACGCGTAATGGCGCCGACGGATGCCGGTATGCGCGCGCCGATTGCGTGCTCGCACGCGGGTTTCTGTATGGGCGCTTCTATGCAATGCCGGAGCAAGTTGACCAGTGGGAAGTGTTTTGCAACGACAACCAGTTTGCGGAGGAACCCTGCTACTGCGAGGGCTCGGATCACAGATGTAATCAGGAACACCCATAGTCATGGACCTGCTCACTGCCATCGCGCTCGCCCCCTCACAGCCCGACTGCTACGTGCTGGTGTACTGCGCTGCCTTCACCGACGGACCGAAGAATCGCGGCACGTACTACTGTCGGTTGGACTGTTTCGAGCGTTTCGGCATCTCGACCTTCGTGACTGATATCGAAGAGTGCGAGTTTGTGCTCGTCAGCGGCGCTGAGAATTTCTACTGTACGTGCGGTGGGCCAAAGCTGCACCGTTTGGACCAACCCCACCCGAGGTGACTTATGCGCGTTGTAAATGACACCCTGACCGCGATCGCTTTGTCGAACCAGTACCCGGTGATGGTTGTTGGCGATTTCTCTTACTACGCCACGGTGCACGGTCACTGCGCGCAGAGCATCACGCTTTACGATGGCGACACGATCGCCCTATATACCGACTGGCAGGAGTTTCAGCAGGCATACAACGACTTCCTCGCCGACAAGCGATACCGCGGCCTGTCGGACCACTTCATCTGTGTGTACTGCAAGCGGCGGATGCACGAGCCGACCGAACAGCTCGACCTGATCCGTTAAAACGTTTTAATCCAAGGTGTGCGATGGATATCTCGACGTTCTATCATCGACCACTGGACGAGATCACTCTGCTCGCCATCTCTCCCTATATGGACGCAGGCGACTGCATTGAGGTGATCTTCCCCGTCAGCAATAAACCCGTTAGCAAAAAGCGCAAGGGCATGGTGGTGGCTGGGTACGCTCGCGTGCATGCATGCTGTTACACAGATTTGCGAGAGGGGGTCGCGCCGCGCTCCCCGAGCTACGTGGACCGATTCAACAAGGCAACGGATAGATCCGGCGCAGAGCTGTTCCTACGAGACGGCAATTACTTTAGAGACGAACGCGACTTCTGCTGCCTGTGCTGGGGCATGATCAATACCATTCCGGAGGCAAAATCATGAGCATCGGTGCCAACAACGAACAGGACTACGAGTCCTCCCTGCGCGAAGAGAACAAGGCCGCGCGTTTCTTCACCGTTCTCCTGCTGGCGATGTTCGCCGGCGGCGTGATCGGCTACACGTGGGGCGTGGGTGTCGGCGAGCGCAACGCCGTCATCGCATGCTGGAAGCGGTGATCATCCGCGACGAGCTGACGCTGATTGCGCTAGCGCCCACGCTTCCGTCGAACAGCGTGATCCGATTCGTGCTCGACGACGGAGCCGACGACTTCTTTGTTCGCGGGGATTGCTATGCGGAAAGGGGGCGGGGGAATGGTGGCATGGCCGACGGACAGGAGATCACGGCCATCGAAATCGGAAACGTGTTTGAGGGGCAGACCTACAGCCGATTGTGCTTCTGCGGTAGGACGAGCGGAGCGCGGGAACTGAGGGAGTGCGGCCTATGATCATCCGCGACGAACTGACGCTGATCGCGGTGTGCGGTGCGCCTGACCTGCGCATCCGCATCACATGGAAAGGGTCGGGCGACTGGAGCCTCGCGCACGGTGAGTGCTGCACCCGCGACCCGCGCAACTGGGCGTCCATTATCAGCTACCTCAATAGCAAGGGCACGGTGCTTCGCTCGGTCAAGCGCACCTCACGCGGTAAGATGCGATGCGTGTGGTGCCGCCAGCCCACGGACAAGCCGTACGATCCCGCTTTGGGGAAGTAATCATGAAGACACCAAAGCGACAGGTCATGCGCATCCACGACGCGATCACGCTCTATGCGCTGGCCGCCGACCCGGACGTGCGCATCCGCGTGCAGTGGCTGGGCGGCAAGGTGGGGAGGTGGTCCTACTACCACGGCCCATGCGCAGTTGCAGCCGATGTTGTGCGACTCATCGACATCAACCCACAACGCGCTAGGCTGCACGCCGTGTGCAAGCAGCAGGATCGTTGGGCGCACTGGCGCGCAACGTGCTCCTATTGCCGCGCTGCGATCAACCAGCCCTTCCCCGGAGCCGTGCCATGAACACCGAACCGCAACGCTTCCTCGTCCCCGACCTGCTCACGCTGATGGCGGTGTCGTCTGTGTATCCGCGTGCGTTCGTCGCCCCGGGCGCGACGAGCAAGCAGTTTTACTGCCTGCGAATCCTGATGGCCAGTGACTCGGCGATGGACAACTTCGAGACGTCGCGCCGCATTCAGACATGGAGCACCAAGCGCAAGCAGTATGAAGACGTGATCCTGCCTATCATTCTGTACCCGACGTGGCGCGATGCGGACCTGATGGTGAACGAGTCGGGCAACGTCAAGTGCTACGCTTGCGGCCGCCTGCTGACCCAACACGGAGAAGACGATGGGCGACCAGACGATCGACCGGATGGCTTGGTGCCTCCGCAGCTACAAGAACGCAACGGCCAAGGGCCTTCCCGTCAGCGAGGACGTAAAGCGTACCGCTGAGCGTGCGCTCGCCGAGTACGACCAGATGCGCGCCGACCAGCTCGCGCAGACGCAACAGACATCGTTCAAACCGAGGATCTAGCCATGCGAGTTGATCCGGTAACACTAGGCTTGCTGGCCGCGGCCGGCATCGCCTTCATCTTTCAAGCCGTCGGTCCCGGGCTGTTCTTTGCCTTCTTCGGCGGGCTTGGCCTTTGGTCCGACTGGGAGATGCGTCATGACAAACGTTCTTAGCCTACGCACGCTGCGCCGCCTCATCCCCGAGCCCGTGCGCCCCTCCAAGCCGTGGCCGCTGCTACCCGGCGCGACGCGCCCCGAAGAGACGCAGGTACGCATGCGCGCGCAGTCACTGCTGACGGGCGAGCTGATCGGCGGCGCGTGCCCACCCCTGACCTACGAGCAGGCGTGCGACGTGTTGCGCTGGGCGGGTGAGAAATGAAGACCCTCGACGTCCTGATCACCCTGCCGTTCCTCGTGCTCGGATTCGTCTTCGAGTCCTGCTACCGGTCTTTCAAGGCAGGCCGCCTGCTGTGGCGCCGGTGGGCAAGCGTGGATTGACTCTTAACCCCACCTGTGAGACAATATGCTCTCAGGTGGGGAGTTCCACCCGGATTAAAACGTTTTAAGGAGTGACCATCATGCGCGTCATAGAAGAGCAAATGCTGGCGGCAATCGAGGACTACAAGAACTGGAAGTGCCGCAACACAGAAGTCCGCATCGACCCCGTGGTCGGGGGCAGCGAAGTCGAGGTGTACCTGCATGGACATCTCATCGCCAAGCGCTACTTCTTCGGTAGCGACAAGGCGTACATCGGCGAGTGGGAGATCTGCCTCTGTCGCTGGAATACACCGACGACCCGCTCGCGCCTGAACGCTATTATCGGCTCGCTGGCGAAGCTCGGACGTCCCGGCCAGTGGCCTAGCGGAGCAGGCGTGTCGACGAACCGAGGCGTGATCACTCTGCGCGATGCGCGCGGCGAGACGACGATCGACTCATTCGACTGGCACAAGGTTGTGGTGCGGCTATGAGCTTCGACGGTAGCATCCAGCTGCCCGCGCTCGACGCGATCACCGTGATCGCCTGTCTCGGGAACTACCCGCTGGAGTCGACGACGGTGAAGTTCACACGCACCGGTATGCAGTTGTCCAAGGGATGGGTGCGGTACGCCGACGGCCAGACGAACGTGGAGAGCACCCAGTGCCTGAAGTGCGCATGCCTAGCGCGGGTGAGAGATCCGAATAGCGACGGCCGCGAGGAATTCCTCCACGCGGTGTTGAATGGCTGGATCATCGTGCACGGGTTCGCACCGAAGTCGGACCTGTTCAAGTGCGCATGCCGCATCCTGCCGGACCAGCGACCGCGAGCGAGGGGAACATGGGCCAAACCAACCCACCAGTTCTAGACCTGATCACGTTCCATGCGCTCAAGGGTGAGGACGCGGCGGGCTACCGTGTGTTCGCAAAACAGAAAAACCTAGCGCCGGACGTCTGGACGGCGTGGCGCAGCGAGCGCACGTGGTGCCGCGCCTGTGCGATCGTGGAAGCGGTGTACCGCGCAATTGCAGCGCATTCGCCTACGTTTAGCTGGACCCAGCTAGCTGGGGGAGTATTAGGCAGCGCAATTCACAACAGTGTCAGCTCGAAGGACATACTGGCCGAACTGGTGGGGGAAGATGACGGCACGAGCCCCTACGTCATCGCGCTGGCCAACCACGGCCGCTGCGACCTGTGCGGCAAGATCTTCGGCCACTTCCCCACCATCCCGCCGTCGTCGATGCAGATCACCGCGCCCGACCCGCACCGCCACGACACGTGGCGCAAGAAAAACCGCTGGAGGATTCGATGAGGTTCAACTACTACCTGATCGCCCACAACCTGCCGCTCGACCCCACACCTCTGCCGGAGCCGAAGGTAGTGGCGTCGATCACGGTGGACCCCGCCTTCATCGGCAAGCTCAACCCGCACGAGCACCTGAAGGCGCTCGCCGGGAAGATGGGCCTGCTTGACTTCACCATCGAGTCGGCCGAAGCTCAGGACCGCCCGGGCTACCAGCTCGGCTTGCCGTTCCCGCGCCCGAGGAAGAAGCATTAAAACGTTTTAACCCTTGTTCTGGAGAGACCATCATGACCACGCGCAAGCTGACCAAGCCGCAGAAGACTCTCGCCGCTATCATCGAGACCGAGGGTGCAACAATCCTCGCCTTCCGCAAGGCAACCAAACACCTGAAGGTGGACTTCACCTTCGACCAAGGGCAGAGCGTGCACACGCAGACCCTGCCCTATGGTGACCCCATCGGCTCGCGCTGGGAGGCCAACTTCCGCGCCGCCGTACGCCGCTGTAAACCCAACTGAGAGAAGCCATGAACCCGAACCTTCCCGCCGTCGCAGCCTTGCTGACCGACTTCAAACTCACCGATGCGCAAAGTGCACTCTCGGCCGGCAGCGTGCTGGCTCGTGCCCTCTCCATCTCCATGCAGAACACCGCGCCCTACAACCTGCCGATCGACCAGACCCTGCCGGACAGCGACACGCGTGCCGAAGCGATCGCGGCCACGGTGCACCCGCACAACATCGCCAGCGCCCTGCTGTCCCTGCGCCATGCCGGTGTCGGCGTGCAGGGTGGCCTGCAGGTGTACGGCCCGACCGGCTGGCAGCTGCTCGACCAGCTGGCCATCCCGATGGTGCAGGTGACCCTGCAGGCGGCGCCTCCGGCTCCCGCTCCCGCGCCTGCACCGGCTCCCGCTCCCGCGCCTGCACCGGCCCCGGCGCCCGCTCCGGCGCCTGCCGCGGCCTCGACCCCGATCGTGGACCCGTCGGCGCTGGTGGCGGCTGCGGTGGCCGGTGGCGAGCGGCCTATCATCGAAGGCTCGTCGCAGCGCATCACCACGCCGCAGGAGTTCGACGCGGCCCGGCAGGCGCAGGGCCACCCGCCGCTGGCCGGCGTCGTGAGCGGCTACGAGGCCGCCGTGGCCCCGGTGACCACGCAGGCAGCGCAGCCGGTGACGGTCCCCGCGCCGACCCCGCACGTGACGCACGCGCAGGCCGTGGCGGCCGCAGCGACGGCCCCGACCGAGGAAGTGGCCGGGCTGCCGGACCCGTCGGTGCTCAACGAGCGCACGGGCAAGAGCGGACGTCCGCAGAAGTCGCCGTTCGAGAAGAAGGTCGAGAAGCGCTCGAAGGTGGCCGCGCCGCCGTTCTGGTGGGAGTCGCTGCGCTACAGCCTGCCGCGCGTGTTCGTCGACCACCCGGCGCAGGCGCTCGACCCCAGCTCCGACGGTGCGGGCCCGGTGCAGGCGTACATGGTCGGCATCGCGATCCTGCAGGAAGCGCTGCGCGCTGCCGACGGCACGCTGACGGTCGCCCAGCTGCGTGCGTGGCTGCGCGAGGTGGAGACCGGCGTCACGGCGCTGGACGACTCCGCCGCGATCAACCAGCTCGTCGGCCACCTGTTCGGCAAGGCCGAGTAAGACACACGGGCCACGGACGGCCCCCTTTCCGGAGTCACCCTCATGGACCACATCGCCACCCGCGAGCACTACCTGCAGCAGCCGCTGACCCAGCAGCTGAAGATCGCCGAGCTGCTGTCGTACCTCGACCAGAACAAACACTCCTGCCGCTGCGTCATGGCAGGCGGTCGCGACTTCACCGTCATCGTCGGCGCCGGCTACTCCAGCGCCCGTTACTGGGCCGACAAGTTCGATCTCGAACTTCACACGGCGGCAGACGCCCACAGGAGTTGACACTTAACCCCACCTGTGCGACAATATTCACACTGGATGCAACGTCCAGCCACCAACAATTAAAACGTTTTAAGGAACCAACCTCATGAGCACGAACGGTTACCGCATCAAGGCCGACAAGATCGCCGACTACGCCTCCGTCTTCTACAACTCCGGTCGCACTCCCCTCTTCATCGGCCCGCCGGGCATCGCCAAGACCGCGTTCGTCCGAGTGGCTGCGAAGGAACTGGCCGCGCAGCGTGGCATCGAGTTCCTGCCGGTGCGCGAGCTGCACCTCGCTTCCATGTCGGAAGTCGACGTGCGTGGTTACCTGATCCCGGACGGCGACAAGGCCGTGTTCACCAAGCCCGAGTTCTGGGCGACGGTCGAGGCGCACCCCGAGGGTGGCATCCTGTTCCTCGACGAGTTCGTGCAGGCCACGCACGAAGTGCAGAAGGCGATCGCCCCGCTGATCCTCGAAGGTCGCATCGGCGAGTACGTCCTGCCGCCGACGTGGCGCGTGTTCCTCGCCGGCAACGGTCTGGCCGATGGCGCCGGCGCCAACACGCTGCTGTCGCACATCATCAACCGCGTCGTGATCGTCGAGGTGGAAGCGCCTGACGCGGACGTGTGGATGGTGTGGGCGGCGGGCGAAGGCAACATGCCGTCGGAGCTGATCGCGTTCGCGATGTCGCAGCCGGCGGTCGTGTTCGAGCCCGACGTGTCGCAGCTGGGTCCGGATGAGCCGTTCTGCACGCCGCGCTCGCTGCATGCGGTCGGCGATCTGGCCAACGCGTTCCCCGGCGGTGTCGAGGGCATGGTCTCCGACCCGGTGGGCATGGCGTTCATGTCCGGTGCGATCGGCACGGCTGCAGCGTCCGCACTGGCGGTCTTCATCCGCATGGCGATCAGCCTGCCGAGCTACGACGACATCGTGAACAAGCCGCTGCAGACCATCGTGCCGGATCGCGTCGACCAGCAGTACGCGATGGTGATCATGATCGCCTGCCGCGCCAAGCACGAGGATCTGCAGCCGCTGATGCAGTACCTCACCCGCTTCGACAACAACATGATCCTCACCGGCCTCGCCGCGCTGACGCGTCGCGACAAGACGATGACCCACAACCAGTACGTGCTGGCGTGGATCATGGCCAACCAGACGCTGCTGGGCAAGTTCGCCAAGTACATCTCGAAGGCGGTGCGAGCATCATGAGCACGAAGGCCAAATTCAACGAAGCGGTCACTGCACTGCTGATGACACAGCCGTTCTTTGGCCACCTGCTCCTGAAGATGAAGCACGTCGAGTGCGACACGTTGCGGCCGGCGACGATGGCGGTGTCGCGCACGACGATCTACTACCACCCGCAGCTGATCGCGGAGCTGGAGGTGGATTGCATCATGTTCATCCTCGCCCACGAGGTTGCGCACAAGGCGTTCGACCAGATCGAGCGCGCACGCCACTACCAGAAGTGCGGTACGGGGCCGGACGGCAAGCCGCTCGACTTCCACCTGTTCAACTGCGCGATGGACTACGTGGTCAATAGCGGACTGGAGGCGCAGGGCGTAGGGAAGTTCCCGGGCTTCGGCTGTCTCGACCAGCGATTCACGCACGAGATGACGCCCGAAGAGGTGTATTGCATCCTGAAGAAAGAGCAGGAGGACGGCAAGCGCAGCCCCGTCGGCGAGCCGATGGACGGCCACGACACCAGCGAGGGCGACGAAGAGCTGGACCCGATCACGCAGGCGGACGTCATCCAGTCTGCGGACAACCACCGCCGCCTGATGGGCAAGTACCCCGCCGGCATCGAGCGCCTGATCGGCGAGCTGAAGAAGCCGTCGATGTCGCCGTGGCGTCGCCTGCGTCAGTTCGTCACGACGAACCTGCCCGGGCACGATGCGTCGACGTGGCGTCGCCTGCAGCGCCGCCCGCTGGTGCGTGGCATCGGCATGCCGGGTCGCGTGCAGCAGGGTGCTGGTCGTGTGGGCGTCGTCGTCGACACGTCGGGCTCGATCGGGCAGGAGATGCTGAACCTGTTCTCCGGCCACATGGCGGCGATCATGGACGACGCGATGCCGCGCGAGGTGTACGTGTACTGGGTGGATGCCGTCGTGCAGCGCCGGGACATCGTGAAGAACGGCTCGCAGCTGCGCGCCCTGTTCTCGAAGCCCGTGCCCGGCGGTGGCGGCACCGACATGCCCCGCGGCGTTCGCGCTGCGGTGGAGGACAAGTGCGACGCTGTTGTCGTGCTAACCGACGGTTACACCGGGTTCGGCCAGAAGGAAACCAAGCCGGTGCTGTGGGCGATCACGTCGCACCAGATCAGCGCACCGCACGGCATCACCATCCACATCTGAGGTGCAATCATGCCCAAGTTCAGTATCTACAAAGATCTGCGCCTGAAGGTGGAGGTGGAAGCCGACACCGCACAAGAGGCGTACCAACAGCAGCTCATCATGGATGACAACGAGTTCGAGGTGCTGGAGTGTGATTATGAGGTCTACCTGCAGGACAGCGCGGGTGGCGACACCGAGTGTATCGACGACTACGACGCTGATTAAAACGTTTTAACCCCTCTTCTGGAGATACCATCATGTCCATCATCCCGACCCTGCGCGACAGCGCCATGCTCGTGAACGTGTCTATCAGCGTGTGGTCCGCACGCAAGCTGGACCGCAAGCAGACCACCAAGGCGATCAAGGGCGCCAAGGCGACCAGCGATGCCGCACGCGTCAACAAGAACCTGCTGGCCAGCGCCGACGCGCAGCTGCGCGAGGTGCACCGCAAGGCGAAGGCGATCCGCAACTTCGTCGACGACAACTCCGTGCCGTGGGACAACGCAGGCAACCGCCTCGTCACCAACGACCGGGCGCTCACGCTGGTGGGCGAGCTGAAGCAGCTGCAGGACGAGTTCGCCGCGGCGGTCGACGCGTTCGTCGACGAGTACCCGATCCTGCGTGCGCAGGCAGTGTCGAACCTTGGCGACATGGGCGACGACAGCGACTACCCGCAGGCGGAGGTGGTGCGCCGCAAGTTCGGCGTGGAGATCGAGTTCCAGCCGATCGCCCAGAACTTCAGCGACGTGCGCATCGGCCTGAGCGAGACGCAGGCCAAGGCGTTCCAGCAGCACTTCGAGGGCAACGTGCAGAAGCAGATGGCCAACGCCGTGCGCGCTGCATGGGGGCGCCTGCAGGAAAACCTCCAGCGCTACAGCCAGAACCTCGACCTGCGCGATGACGACAGCGGTAAGATGAAGATCTTCCGCGACTCGATGGTCACGCAGTTGCGCGATACCATCAGCCTGCTGCGTGGGCTGGGCAACTTTGGCGACGACAACATGGCGGCCATCGTCGCCCGGTTGGAGAAGGACGTCGCGGCATTCGAGGCTGGCCAACTGCGCTCCAGCCCCGCCACCTCTGTGGGCGTGAAGGCGCAGGTCGACGACATCCTGAAGAAGATGAGGGGGTTCCTTGACCAGTAAAGACCAGCGAGACCTGCGCGAAGAAGGCTGGCGTCGGAGCGTGGACAACGCGCTCATGAATCTGCAAACGTCCGGCCGCTACCTGCGCATCGACCCGAATAACATGACCATGATCGCCAACGCGCTCGGCTCGGTTCGAGCGGGAGTCATGGCGCGCTACGCGGTCGAGCCCATTGCCCTGAAGAAGATCTGGGACGTACAAACGGTCACCTTCGAGCAGCGGGTCATCATGCAGGTCGGCCTGCTGGTGCAGCGGGGTCTCGGCGTGCCGGAGGCCCTGCGGTTCTGGAAGAACCTGCGCTTCGCCATCGGGGCCAACATCAACCCGCACGCCATGCAGTTGTGGAACCGGGAACAGATCGTGGAAGAACTGGGCTCGGCGTTCGGCCACCCGGTGGCATCGGCGATCGCCGACCCGCCGTCGAACCCCGTGCTGCACGCGCTGATGTTCAAGACCCACGGCGTGCAACTGTATCGCTCCGCTTCGCTGGCGTGGTGTGTTGCTACGGTCACGGGCGAGCGTGGCAAATCGAGGGTTGCGTTCACGCCGCCGTCGGGCATCCGTGAGGGCGAAGTCCCTACACCGGACCAGCCGTTGACCGATCTCACGGTCGGTGCAGCGGAAGGGTATTATCGGTCGGCAACCGATGGGATGCACCTCGACTTCACCTTTTGCCTTGACCCCGTGGAAATGGATTATGCAGACGAAGCTGAAAAAGCGGTACGGGAAACTGACGGTGACGGGGATGACCCGCGAGACCGGAGAGCGCCCCCGCGCCGACGTTACCTGTCAATGTGGTCGCCGTAAGTCGGTGCTCGTGCAGTCCCTGCTCAATGGCAGCACGCGGACGTGCGGCGCAGGCGCCTGTCGCGTGGCGAAGGTGAAGGCGGACAAGGCCTATCATCCGCGCGGCACGAGCGCGCTCACGCTGCGCCAGCTGCAGGGTGCATGGGCGGCGTACCACCGCACGCGCCAGCCGCTGTCGCTCACGGCGCTGGCGGAGAAGTACCAGATCAACCGCGAGACGTTGCGCTCGCTGTTCCGAGCCGTCCGGAAATGCGGCGGCATTGAGAGTTACACCCAGCATGTCAACCCGCCGGAGGAATGAAGTCATGGCTGAGCGCGAGCGCAACTACCGCAAGGAATACGACACCTACCACGGCACACCTGCACAGAAGAAAGCGCGGGCCAGCCGCAACGCTGCACGGGCCGCCGAAGAGAAGGCGGGCAACGTGCGCAAAGGTGACGGGAAGGAAGTCGACCACAAGGATGGCAACCCGTTGAACAACAAGCCGAGCAATCGACAGGTGATGTCGCGTTCGGCCAACCGGAGGAAAGGCGGATGAATCTCGGGCTTCTCAGGGCGGGGGATACGTTTATCGGTGTGACGCGCGGCGACCCCGGGCGACGCAACGACCCGGACAAAGCAGCCGACTACGTGGTGCTCCGCATTGGGCGGAAGTACCTGTACGCCAAGCGCGTCGATGGACACTTCGGCGAGGTGGCGTTCGGCATCGAACATGGGCTGGAGAAGGCAGGCTACAAGCCGATGCGTGCTTATCCGAGCCGAGCGCAGTGGGAAGCGGAGCAGCGACGCGAGGCGCAGCTTGAACGCATTCGTCGCCTTGCGCGCGACATGGGCTACGGCGTGAACCGACTGGCGCAGAACGAACTCGACCAGCTGGAAACCATTCTGCTGCGCGCCACGCAGGTACCGCCGCCGTGATCACGCCCCGCCAAGCCGCGTTCGCCGTGGCCGGCTGGGGTGCGTTCACCGGCTACGGCTTTTTCGGCTGGATGGGTGCGTTCTTCATGTCGGCCGCGGTGTACGCACTTGTGCGCATGATGCTGCGCGACGTCGATTTTTAGTTGCGACGAATCTTTTGGTTGTGTGACGCTTGACACGGTTTAGCGCAAGCGTAACGTAGGCACCACGAAATCACCCACTGCACTGGAGGGGGCAAGTGCAGCGGGCCCTTTACGCCTCCGAAGAAGGAACCTCTCACAATGCGTAATCAGATCCTCACCGCGCTGGCTTTGCTGGCGCTCTCCACGGTCGCCAACGCGGGCAACGACAACGGC